AAGAATGTGAAAACGTAATTGCAGTTGCACTACCAGCAGCAAATACAGGAGATGCTCCAGATTTTTTAACGATGCCTAATCGTGGACTGGTGGTGGCATCCACCCCAAGGAAAGAGTTTTCTTGAATGACTGCTGCATTGCCAGCGACTTGTAAAAGCCAGCTAGGGCTACTAGTCCCCAGACCTACTCGGCTATTAGCACGATCAATAAAAAATGTATTGGTATTAGAGGAAACGTTACCACTGGAGTCAATAACAAGACTATTAACAGGTGCGCTGCCATTGAAGCTGACGGCTTGCGTTACGCCTGCCGTGCCTGCGCCCTTGAACTGGAAGCCGCCACTGGAGTCCAGGCGCATGCGCTCGGTGTTGTTAGTATCGAATACGATTGGACCGTTTTTATCATTATGCACGAACATTCCGGTTGAAGTTACGTGACCGATGTAGCCCATGCGAGTGCCACCACCGGTCTCAAAGAAATCAATAAAATTACCGGTAGAGCTATTTTCAAACCGAGCAGTGGTGCCGCCTGAAGCGCTTAGAACGTGAAAAGCTTGAGATAGTGCAACTTTATTGATACCAACATTCCCACTCGCATCAACAAACAACCGCGGAGTGCCATTAGTTGAGATGGCTACTTGGTTTGCCCCTGGTGAGTACACTCCAGTGTCTGGGTCTGTGGTCCAGCTGTAGGTTGGGGCGGAAGCACTACCTAATGAAACAGCTTCTAATTGACCAGCGGAATCAATCCGTAAGCGTTCAGTTGTATTAGTTGCAAACGACAGTTGATTTGTCGCAGACAGGTACACACCATTTGCAGGTGCACTACTTGTTCCAGTAAAAGAAAGTGCCTGAACTAAATTATCGATTAGCTGGGCTTTTGTCTGCGACATCTTAAAGAACGGTTTCCAGTTCTTTCATTTTAATGTCAGTTGCCCAATAACCTTTCAAGTGAATGTGCTTGGTGTTGCTGGTAGTAACCAAGCCGTTCTTGAATCAAGTTATAGTAATTGATGGCAGCATCAACCATTTCCTCTGCATCCATACTGGCAGCCAGTTGCTCATTAGCCAGCATGCCTGCAGTTAAAACAGTGACGCCCCATTCAAGCTTGGAGCCAATAATTGCAGGAAGAGGAGTGCCATCGCTGGTGAACCCAGCCATTAATCTGGTCAGGTTCTCATCAGCCATAGCACTCCTGTGTTGTTACCTTTATTGTATAGGCTTTTATTTAGTAGCCCGTTCTAAATAATACCAATAAGCATGGGTTGCATTTTGGTGAAACCGTTTGCCAAGTAACAGCTTGAGCTTCTTCTGCTCTAGTTCATCCATACGATTTTCATTGTATGGAAGGACATCACCACTGCCATCTTTGAGCATGTTCATCTCAAGGTCATTCATCTCCAGCTGGAGATCAAAGTCTTTGATGGCATGCTGATGACAATTCATCTTGATGGAAGCTTCTTCAGCATTCGTCGGCGCATCGATCTTCAGGAAGAAGGTCTCTTGGATACTCGGATGACGCCAGATCCACTGAGGACTTTCCATAGATTCGAGAGGAGCGGATGGAATATTCTTGAAAGACCTTGACTCCTTGGGGGAGTAGCTGACCAGCTTGGTGGGCACTGCGGATTGCATCAAGGTTTGGGAGAACGTTTGTTTTATTGGAAGGTTCAATCCTTTCAGAAAGGATTTCTCCTGACATTGAACGTAACACAGTTCGCTTGGTTGTGGTGACTTCTTCTTCAACACAAAAGTGCTGTCGTTCTTCAGAAGACCAAAACTCCGGATCCGACTTGATTTCAACAGTTAAGTCTTTCTTTTTAACAAGAGTGAACTGATAGTTGCGGCCAGTAATTTTATTGGCATCAACCGGTAGCACCCGCTTCAAATAATTGAGCAGGTGCTTGAGGCTATCGACTTGGGACTCGTGATGCTTTTGGGCCTTTAGGATAAGACCCTTTTCTTTTTTGATCCGCTCAACAGCATCCTCATGGGCTGCCATGGCGTAGTAGATACGATCAATCTTTTCAGACCGTAAGGTAATACAAGCTTCCAGCTCTGCTCGCGCCAGGTCTTGGGACTCAGGAGTGAGGAGAGGAAGAGAGCGTTCCAGGGCACCATAGTGCTCGTATAGCTGGATGACATTCAACTCTTTGAGCTTAGTGTGAGTGATTTGAGCCATGACTTGATTTGTGTTGGAATGGTGTTACAGCTAATCAGGCAATAACCATCAGCCGTTTTGAAAGTGTGATTGAAGTTTATTGAGTGCGTAGGCCAGCAGCGCTGCGGCTGCTGTCCAAAGAAGATCACGGACAACAGAAGTAATGCTTGAAAGAATGAAGTCGAACATTGGATGGTGTGGTTAAAGAGCCGGTCAGTTTAACGTCATGACCAGGACGTAGACTCAATCTGACGTTTCCGCCGAGTCGTCGAAGCAGTCTACCAGGTCTGTCAAGCCGACCTTGGTAACTGTCACAAGGTTAGCAATGTAATCCGTCAATGCTTCAACCTTGGCATTGACAGAGTCCAGTTTTTCTGACAGTTCTTCGCGACTTGGCGAAATAAAGTCAAGCGTTTCCTCTTTGAAGGTGTCAGGGTTTTCTTTGCGTTGAATCTTGCGGGCGTCATCGTTTGTTGAATAGAGAACATCGGTAAACAAATCGTATTTAGTTTTTTCAGAAGGCTTGGCATAACCAAAGTCCTTTGCACATTTTTCAATAGCCTTGTCAAATTCAAAATACAAGTACAGCAAATGCGCTGATTCTTGCAAGAACAGATCCTTGTAGCGGTCAAACTCAAGGCCGTAAGTATCAAGTGACATGGGGAAAATCGACATCAATAGCGGTTTGTAAAGATTTAAGGACAAAGTCCTGCTGGTGTTGTTCACCCCAGCTGGTCCATTCTGCTAGATCTGGGTCGGTATCGTCCCACTCAATGTGGATACAACACCCACCATTGTCTTCTTCAATCACCTCTAGCTGCAGCTTCGTTATCCAAGTGTTGTTCGACATGGGCAATCAACATGTTTTGAACATAGTCTTCGTGATGCATCCTAAGGTCTGCAGCCATCTTTACAAGTTCCCAGTGAGTGTCTTCTGGAACTTCAAGGTCATAGCGTTGGTAGTTGCTCATAAAATTAACAGTTGGTTGCGTTGCAAGTTGACGAGCGTATTCAAGGATGTCGTCAGTCATTTTTTGGTTGTAGTTTTGAGTTGAGGCAAAGCAACACCTGGGAAAGGCACGTAGCCTGACTCCAGCATGTTATCGAATAAAGTCCAGGCATCATGCTGGGTGAACACCTCCTTTGGTTTGTAGGTACGCCAGTGGGTTAGCGGCGCTTGTGCACCATGCTTGGTGTGCAGCAACAGGAAACGTCCATCCGTAATGGCATCCGACGGTGGTGCATACCACCAAGCCACACACTTATCAGGCGCGTAGGCAGGACAGGCATTGCGTACTTCAGTACGTTTGCACAGAAGATCCCTGTATTTGTTGAACCAAGTCAGATGGATGCACCAGGGTTTAAACCCTTGGATCTCTTGTTGGAATTGCGATAGATGATTGAGCTGACGCTGAAAGGACCCACACGAGCAGCTAGGTTCGCCAAAGCTGGACCGTTGTTCATTCTCATCCAGTTCAGAGTCCATGTCAACGAGCCGATCCTCAAGCCGAAACCCGTCCGGTGCAACCAGATATCCAAGGTCGGTCTGGTCAGACTGAAGTACGGCTTTGAGCTGGTCTTGGTCTGAAAGGCGAATGAACTTGTCTGCCCACTGGGCTTGGAGACGAGCGTTAACGGTGTGCGATCCAAGGGCATGAACGTAGCTCCATCCTTTGAACATAACGTAGGCATTCTGATTCCAGATACTTGGACCCCTGTAATTGGGGCCAAGGTAAGCAAAGAAATCTTTTAGCCTGTTGGTAAAAGAAACAAATGCTTCTTTTATTGGTTGGCGTGGATAATCAACTTTGCTACCGTCACGGTAAAGCACACGGCAAAGGTCATCAAAAAGATAGATGCCCGTGACATCGGCTTCATTGAAGTCCGGGAACGCACGGCGTATATTCGTCCGTGTGTAGATGAACGTTTGAGCTTCATTAAGTTCAAGCAGAGTTTCAGTCATAGCAAATTGGTGTGGTGTGAAATGTGTCAGATGAACAGATCGGGATCTTGTCCTGACCGCTGGAGCTTAACACGTTCTTGCTCCTTGAGGTAGGCGGATTTACCAACCTTGTAGGTTGCGTAGCCAAGTGCTGCCCAGGCAACGGGATTACCAAGGACAAGAAGTGCACCAGCCCCGATAGCGCCAAATGTTCCTGCAGTTTTAAGAACTGCTTTGTGCTCTGGTTTCATGAGGTGATTGTTAATACATTTGAAAAAAGATAAACGGTGTTTACTATAGAAGTAAAATTAAGTAACAATTGAATACATTCCATGGACAAGATTAAGTATGTGCCGTTGTCTCAATTCCAAATTGAACCATCGTTAGACGATAAGTTTTGGGAAGAGAAGCTAAAGCGCACAATCCAGGAATGTAATTCGGTTAGTGCATTGAAAGAAATAGCGACCCTCTTAGCGAGGATCGCTACCCAAAGACAAGGTGTAATAAGGGGATTGGTACAAGATATGTTCATCTTTAACAATGTTTCCATTAATCAAGATGATCTTGCCAACCCCCAGGTTGAATCAGATCAGTGAATCGTCTTCACCGGTCATCGGATCACGGGCAGGCAAAGCCTTAACTTCGACATCCGTGGTGCGGGACACAGGAAGAATCTCAACACCAGCCTTGATTCCATAGGCACCGCCAAGCTTTTCAGCATCTTGCCGTGCGTGTTGGTTGATGTAATCGCTGAACATTTCCTGGAACTTCCAGGTAGATTCACGATCTTCATCAGGAATCGAGAGGCGATTCAATGATTCGATTGCAGTTTCCTGATCGGAATAATCAGGGATGTCAAACGATTCAATAGCGCAGATCTCAACGTTGTTGGCACCGCGCATCTCATTGGCAAGCACCGGAGCAAAGACGGTAGTTGCATAGAACTTTTCGTTGAATGCAAGAGGAACTTCAGAGTCCAGTGCTTTGCTCAGACACTTGGACATTTCCTTCTCATACATCTTGATCTTCTCAGACACGTCGGTGCCATTAAGACCCTTCAAGGTCAAGACCATGGGGATCTTGTGGGCACGCTTGTTGTCTTCCGTCAGGATGTAAACAAGGTACTTGGTGCGCACGCTGTACTTGCGCTTGTACATCTCACCTTTGCTGTTGGCAAGGTCGGATGCAATCTTATCAGCTTCAAACAATTCTTTAACGTCTGGATCCTCAAAGGTTCCAATCGTCTGCCTCATCCCAGTCGTTTCCTCAACCATAAGGGGAGAACGTAGAAGGACTTGAAGTCGAGGCTCAGTAAAATTGAGTCCTTCTTCCACTGAAGTATTGGGAGCCATACCAAAAGTTTGCTTGTAGTTCCAGATAAGTGAACCTTTAGCAAATTGATCTTCAGTGGCGTTCCATCCACAAGTGTCAAGGTCTGACTTCCGCACGAACCAACCTCGTGTCTTGGATTTGTTGAGAGGTTGGATGGTGACGAGATTCTGGTATCCGGACACAAACTTTTTATCTTGGAAAAGTTTGAAGGAATCCAGGCCACGGGTGGCAAGAGCAGAGGTTTTCTTCATGGTCAAAGTCGTAGTAGGTTTCTTGGGAGAAGAGGAATCAACTTTGGATTGGAGTTCATCCATCCAAGCTTCATCCATCATGTCAACAGGAGTCGTTGTCATGGTTGGTTCGTAGTAGAACAACGGATGCTTTTAACGTCATCCCAGGACGGGCGCCTAGTCTAGAAGTGACCAGGCGCTATGGAACATCAGCGTTTGTTATCAAAACGGTGCGTTGTCGTCATCTTTGGATGGGCTGCCGTATTGACCAGGGAGATCAGGCAGTCCGCTTTCACCATGACCCCAAGGATCAGGTTGTTCATCCATAGTGCGACCACCCCACAGTGAACCAACATTCCCTTCGGATGCAACAGTTGTTTGGGGCTGGATCGGAGCGGAACCATCGACTGCCTTGGGAGACAGCGTCATCTTTTTAAGTTCGATCTTAGTTTGTATTTTCTTTTCCCTTGAATCTTTATCGATCCAGGAATCAGTAACCAGTCGACCCTTAATTGTTAAGCCCGTTCCTTTGCGGGTGAAGTTACACAGAAGTTCTGCGTAGTTAGGCTTATCTTCTGCGTTATTAATTGCGTAGAAGTTAAAGAGATCAGATTGATTGCGACCAGTATTAACCGCAAGGGTTTGGTTGCAGATCATCAAACCACTTGGTGTGGTTTTAAAAGCACGTTCATCTTCGTGGTTGACATCTTTGACGCAACGTCCACTGAGGATGACAGTGTTGAGAATCGGGAATGTCTCTGCATTAACCATGCCAATGACACCACCATGCAAAGAGAGTTGCCTGGTATCTAAGTCATAGCGAAGCGTGGAATCATGCAGGTAAATTCCCATGTTCTTTTTCATGCGAGCAAAACGTTCAGCCGTCTTGCCGTAGATGTTGAGTTCGATGGGAGTGTCTGCTTTCTTAGCGCCGACAGCCGGTAGGCTAATCATGCAGCGCATTGCAGTTGAGTTGGCGCCTGTAAAAACTTCCCGAGGATCTTCAAGAAGTTGAGCGCAACCAGCAAAGAAATTCATTGCAAGAGAAGTAGGGTGGAAGGCAGTTTAACGTCATACCTGGGACGTGCAAGTGAAGGTGACTACTGGGCAAAGGCTTCTAACTCATCAGCAATGAGGTTGAGTTCAGTGCGAGTCACATAGGTGCATTGCTCACCTGCGGCACGAACGGCAGCGGCGATGGCTGGCAGATAGTGCCAATCATCAGGCTTGCCGCTTGCGGCTCGGTTGAACGCCCAGAACACTTCTTGGGCCTGTGGTGAAAGGTTAGACATAGAAGTGAAGGTGACTACTCAGGTTGGCCACGCTTCATCGGCAGTAGCACGCAACTGCTGGATAAAGACTTCCAGCTCTTCGCGGCTTCGGAACTCTTCGGTGTAGTAACTGTCTTCTTCATTGGCTAGAAAGACTTTTCCGTCTTTAGCCCAAGTTGTGTGGGGCGAGCCACGATATTCTTGTTTGGTCATGGTTTCTAGGGAACTGTGGCCGTGGGCAGGAGCCGGAAACTCGCTGCCCTACCACATTACAACACGGCGTCAAGCCCAGTAGAGAGTAGGTTTAATGGGTATCCGCCCAAGTCTTGCCAACGCGGGAGTCACCTTCAATCAAGCATTGGAAGTTGAAAAACTCCTGGGCCTGAGGGAATGAAAGCATAGCTTGCTCCCTGATTTTTTCTGTGTGATCTGGATGGCATGCAATTTGGATTTCATCATGCACCATCAACAGCTGCTCCCAGTCCTGACCGTAGATCAGACCAAGGTTTTGTTCAATGTTTTGTTGCGTAAAAACAACAACTTGTTTCATAAGGATTGCACCTGCTGATTGCAGGAGAACATTCAATCCTTTGAACGCAGAGCGACAATGCAGAACGCGACGATCAAGACCACGCAAATAACCCCGGGATCCAATAGTTTCATCAATCTGTTGTTTAAGTTTCTTTAATGCAGGGACACCTTTCATGAATGAATTGATGGCATTACTTCCCAGTTGCCGGAGAACTAATTCATCTTTTTCATCAGGGTCGATGATGGTACCAGCTTTGGCAGCACCACATCCGTAAAGCATTCCATACAATAACCGCTTACTAATATCACGAGTTGCTACGCCAAACTGCTCTTGGTTATACGTATGGATATCAATTTCCGGGTTAACGACTAGAGAAGCATACTCTCCGTTGTCCCAAAGGGCCAAGTATCCAGCAAGGCAGCGCAGCTCAAGTGCTTTAGCGTCAATACCAATGAGGTCCCACCCGTAAGGAGCATGGAATAAATTGCGACATTCCTTTCCATATGGGGAGTAAGACGCAGGCACCTGGCCCATGTTTGGATTACGGTGTGCGCACCGCCCAGTGATGCAACCATTAGTAATAAGGTCGCCGTGGATACAGCCAGATTCGTTGTTGAACAACTTGATCCAAGCATTGTTGCCATCTGCAATTTGACCAAGACGTTTTTTGACCAGCATGTATTCTGCCAATGGCTTGGCTTCTGGGAAAGGCAATGTCTCTAATACCTCATCATTAAGGATTGGATTTCCTTTCTCAGTAGTTTTTTCTGGTCGCCATCCGTACTTCTGCGCAAGTCGATTAGCAATCTGGTCACGAGATCCAGGATTGAATTCTTCAATGCAGATTTTTTCAAATGGGACACCTTTGACATAGCCACGGGTTTTGTTGTTGACCTTGGGAGTAAACCAAGAGCGATGTTCAATAGGCGGGAAGACTTTCTTTAACTCGTCTTCAAGTTCTTTTTGTCTTGTGCGTAGTACATCCACAAGATCAAAAGCTGCATCAAGATCAAAAGGAACACCTGATCTAACTTGTCGATCAATTGCAAGCGCAAAGTCGTGCTCCAGTTTGAGCGCCGCTTCTGGGTAGTGTTGCTTGCAGATGTGTTCCCAAAGTTTCTTAGTAACTTCCACGTCTTGGATGCAGTACTTAAGCATCTCTTCTGAATAGACGGAGAAGTCCTTGAAGTCGATCTTATGATCGGCCAAGCGCCATCCCCACGCCTTAAGCGATGCGGATCCACGTAGGTTCGGTGGAACCTGCGAATATTGTTCGATGTCAAGGTCATAGAGAAGTTCTTTGGGCCAGATCAATCGTGTGCAAATGAGTGTGTCAATGATGCGTGATTTGCATGTGAATGAATGTAGTTTTTGTAGGACTGGAATGTCATAGAAAATAATATTGTGCCCGATCAAAACATCAGCGGTTGCCAGATGAGCAAGAGCATCAGCAATGTGATCAGGCCCATAAGTAAAAGTTTGTTTGCGTCCAATGTCATAGAGAACAATGCAGTGGATAACTGTGACAGCATCATAAAGATTGTCAGACTCAAGGTCAAAGACCAACCAGGTTTCACTTACGGAATCTGGCTTCATCTTGAATTGAGAGGTCTTGACCAGAGAGCTTGTCATTGTTCTTGTTAATCCACGCCAAGATTTGCTGCGCACCCGCACGGTACGGATGAGAGAAAATCTTGTTGAGAGCTACGTCAGAGTCTAACGGAATCAACAGAAATTGATTGGATTTATTACACGCAGTAATGGCGTGTGGCACTCCATTTTTCCAGGTTGCAATGACGTAGCTCACGGTGAACGTTGAAAGAACGCTCAGATAATATCCGATTTATTGAGCAATGCAAGGTGTGCGGAATTACTTTCGATTTGATTTGCGGAAACCTAAACGTTCACGGTCTGCAATGGTAGCTTTGTGACATCCAAAAAGTTTTGCAAGCTTGTCTCTACTCATTCCAGCTTCACGCAGCTGTTTCATTTTATTAAGATCTTCCTGGGTAAACCGCGTTTGCCTTGGCTTAAAACGACCACGTTGCATTTTGTCATTTACATTGTTTTGGTTTGTTCCCAAAACAAGATGCAAAGGATTGCAACATGAAGGATTGTCGCATAAATGACAAACGTGTAAATCATTTGCAATAACATTGCCGTAATAATATTGATAACTCCAACGATGTGCCAACATAGTTTTATTATTTAAAGATGATTGGCCGTAGCCTTTTGGATTTTTAAATCCCAACCAAGGCCAACAAGTTTCAAGACCCCCGGAGGGGTCAATTTGTTTTAAAAATGTAAATACTGTATTTGATTTTCTACCTCTAGTCATTTGCTTGCTTGTTTTAAACGTTTTGCACTATAGCCAACAAAGTCACCATCTTTCTTGCGTTGAGACAACGCCTTACTGGCTTCTGTACCAGCGCGTTGACTGCCATGTACCAGCAGTGCAAACGGCTTGTCGCCCAAGCAATGGCTATCGTCGTGATCGATTTCCAATCCCAGCTCAGTTGCCTGTTGTTCTGTGTAGACCACATAGGCAATGCGCTTGAACACCTTGGGGTGTTTGGGAATGAGGTAATCGAGCGTACCACCGTGGGACGCAGTGAGATAGAAGTTAGGTGGAATGATGTCGGCAAGGTTAAGCCACATGCCAAGCGACTTGGTGTAGGCATAGAAGGTTTGGTTGGGCCGCTCGGTTGCAGCCATGAACCAAGCCTTCATGTAGTTCTCTGTCCAGAAATCACCAGACTCATGGACCCGCACCAATTGTTTGGGCGGCATCATGGTCAAGGACAGATCAATGAGGTCACGCAGCAGTGTGACTTGGTTGCCATTGGAATACAGCGTTTCACGCAGCAAATCCCAGTTGTGCCAGCGTGCTTCCCTGACGTTGGGGCGCACTTCTGACATGGCTGCAAAGCAGCGGAACTCATCTGCTGTGGTACCAGTGGTCTGGGGCAGATCAGTGATGGTACCTGTGGCACGGTCAGCAAAGGTCTTGCAGACACCAGCGTGCGGACAGGAGTAACCCGCTGGAAGCGAGAAGATCAAACGGTTCTTGAGCTTACCGTTACCGGTGGAAAACTTGAGGAGTTTCATGGTGTGGTGTGGATAAAAGATAAGCAAAGCTTATGGATGAGTTTAAGGACATCCCAGGTCCGTTGATGTGTTACATGATGAACGACATCATATACAACAACGATCATATAGTTTCCGTATTAATAGATACAGAATCTTATGGAACTAACGTATCGCGGCTGCAAGTATGACAAAGAGCAACAAGCCAAGAAGGATAGGGACTGGTGGAACCTGGCCCATCGCCCTTGGCTGCGCCTGACATACCGTAATATTGGATACCTTCCTCACCTGATCGGAGGTCAAATCAAATGAACAAGGCACTGATTGTTTACTTAATTGATCAAAAGAAAAAGACGGCACGTAAGGATATTGAATCCAAACATGCCATCAAAGAATTAAAAAAACAACCGGCCTCGACTTTTTAATTCCCGTTCATCAGCCTCTGGATCGAACAGAGGCTTTTTATTAGAAGACAGCTTCCCCGATAACAGGGAATTGGTCACAGAAGATTTGTTGGATGTCTCGGGCAATTTGTTGGTGTTCGAGTTGGGTTCCATTGGCAGTACGCAGTTGAAGATAATGAATCCACGAACGGAGTGTACCGTTCATGTATAGGCGTGTCTGTGTCGAAAGCGGCAAAACCGCACGAGCACATTCCTTGGCGACACCGTTACTGATCATCTCACGGTACAGATGTTCAGCGTCTTCATACAGATGACTGATGCGACGGTAGTAACCAGAGATTAAATCAGAATCCAAATCATCAATACTATTTTGACGATTCTTCTGATCTTGACGACGCAGGTGAGGGATCACAGCGGAGCCAAGTTCACTGGCATCTGCATAGCGTTGACTAAATTCCTGGAAACTAAATGAACGATGGCGCAAGATCTGTGGTGCGATTGCACGTGTCGTTTCAATCTCAACGCACATGTTTGCCATCTCATACGGCGACCAATGGTTGTTGTTAATTAGATAACGCAGCAACCGTGGTGCAGTGTCCATGTTGTCTTGATTGCGCGGTGCAGAAACACGCGCCATCTTGACGATCATTTCTTCTGCGTTGGGCGTTGCCCATACCAATTTGACAGGCATCTTTATTCTCCGGGTACCACGGTATTTTTGCTGAGTTGATCGAGATGATCAATAGGACAAATACGCATTTGCGCGTGCTCCGTTGGAGAAGCAAGGTGGTCCCATTGGACGACAAGGACTTTCATCTTGGTACCACGGGAGTCACGCTTTTCCTTGAAGTCAATGACTGTGCCGTAGCGTTGTGTCCTGTGTTGTGCGATGCGTTCACGCACGTCTTGTTTGTTGGTGAAGATCCCATGGGTCTTGGGACGTTCAGCAACGCGATCACCAATGGTGTATTTGAACTGTGCTTTGTTTGCCATCAGATGTGAGTCCAAGCTTTTCGGTTAACAATGCGTGAGATGTACGATACGCTGATGCCGTATTTCACAGAGATTGCTTGATGGTTAAAACCCCAGGCATGCATACGGCGAATATGCCGTACGTTCTTTTCAGTCAGTACAGCATTACCGTTATCAGCTCCACGGGCAACGTTACCAGGCCTTGGTTTGCCTTTAGGAGGACCCGGCTTCAAGACTTCGTATCGCTCAATGGTGCGGTACTTAGCATCACATGAAAGACATCGGCAATAGCGTTTAGTAAAACCAGGGAAGTGATTGGTGCAGGTGACGCGTGTGTACTTGCTTGAGCAAGACGGGCAGTTCATTGGGGATCAAGTGAACAGGGTGCGTTATCAATAGATTGATTACGTATTTCTGCGTACTTATCTAACTGCAAAGAATCCAATAAATACAGAGTATTTTCTGGGCCAATGATCTTGAATGCATCAACAATTAGATCATGCTTACGCAAAGGGATGCGGTAGTAATCCAAAAGGATTTCTTCTGCACGATCAAAGTTATCGATGGTTCCAGTCAACCGTTCAACAACAGTGCTTGGCATGTTGTCAACGATGTTACCAACAATGGCATCGATGACTGCTGACCAAGTCTCGGATGGAATCATCGCGATGACTTTATCAACCAAGTCAAGATCAATGGAATCGTTTTGAGACTGACTGATCATAAGGAAAAAGCCCCCGGTTTCCCAGGGGCCGTCTGCACTTCTCGTGTAGTTTAGACCGCTTGAACCTGGGTGTCCACCACTGGTTCCATCACGCCAGCTTCTTTGAGTTTATCGAGCATGGCGCACATGATTGTGGCGTGCTGATGGGTTTGTTCCATGAAGTGTTTGGCACGATCAGCGGTAATGGTGTGGGTACAACCATTGGGTTCGGTGTACTTCCAACTGCCATCCGGTTGAGGATCGCCTTGGAGCGCAAGGCGTTCAGAGTTGTGAACGTAGCGCAGTTCCAAGTTGTAGTAATCCTTGAGACCGTCTGGTGCAGTCCAAGTTGCACCGAGGTTGTAGCGATTGTCTTCGTCAGAAAACGCATGGAATTCAGGGATAACTGATTTGAAAGCAGCAAGAATTTGCATGGTGTTGAGTAAGTGAATTGGTACCCGAGGTGAGATTCGAACTCACGCTGGAGCGATTTTAAGTCGCTTGCCTACTACCGCTGGGCTACTCGGGCTCACTTGGACTTACGCTTACATCAATGGATGCATGCTGCCAAGTGTGGTCATGGGGCAATGGCTCAGTGCCATATTCCCATGTGTCGTAGTCTTCTTCATTACGTGGATCGTCTTCGATCAGTACGTAATGCGGAGAGTTGTCATGAATGAAATCTCCGATGTTTGCCATAGCCATAGCCAGGAGTTGATCATCGGTGTAGTCGTGTTCCATGGTGAAGGACCAGCCCTAGTATCGAGGCTAAGGCTGGTCAATTTGGCTTCGGCCTTTAAGAGGCTAGCTGTTCATTGCGGGTTTGCAATGCCTCATGGAACCCTTCGGTGTATTGGTCTCGCTGATCAGGCGTCAGGTTTTGATTAGATAAACCTTTGATTTGATCAACGGACATCATGCCACCGTCAACCTTGAGTTGAATGGTGAACCTGGGTTTACCTTCCACCATACAAAGCACGATGAAGTGCTTCTTCTTACGAACACCTTCAGCGTAGCCAGAGGCAGAGCCAACGCAATTGCGTACGGCTTGACCCCACATGGCAAGCTGATGTGTGTCGTGCGGTTGGAAGAATGACCAAGTCTCACCATCAACAGATACTTTGATGGGTTCAGGGAATAAATCCTGCGATAACTTTTCGTTTGGATTTTGAATCTTCCATGACTCTGCCTGGACATGATCATGAAATTCATTGATGCGCCAACGTTTGGGAGGATTTAGATCCTTGTGCTCAAGCATGCGGTTAAGCATGTTGATTGTGTCAGACCATTCATAGAATCCATAAACGTGTAAACCAAGGTCACGTTCCATAGTGACGTTAGAGCCATTAGCACGTACACGTTGCTGCTCTTCTTCATAGTATTTGGCAAAGATGCCAAAGAAAGAAGCAACAGGCATGTGTTGACGCAACCAATCAATGGTCTTGTCTTGCACGGCGTACGAACGAATGCGTATGCCTAGCAATTCTTGAATGTGGTTTTGATAATAATCAATAGGACAATCAGGCCAAATACGATGAACATAGCTGATGGAATCAACTAGTTTCTTAGCCTGATTAAAAGGTTGTTTGATGTTGGCTTGTAGTTTGTTGTTATTGTCTTTATAAATAGCAGTGGATTCATCTAGTTTTTGCTGGACCCATTTACGAAGGGTGTATTAAAGATATGTTTGACATTGCGTAGTGGCAGCCAATCAAGGTATGCAGGCGTTGTTAATTCAGTAAGTGAATAGAAGTTATCAACAGTTAGCTGCCAAGTAGATTGCTCTTCTTGACTTACAAAGACAGAAGGAATCTCAAGAGCTTGGGCAATGCCAGCACATTGAAGGCGGCTAAAAAGGAAACGGCTATCACCCCAAGTGGGAATTGATTCTTGCAAGGCTTTACTGAATTCTTCAACAGCCTTGGCAATGTTCCGTCCCTTTTGGGTATAGCTACCAAGATAACGAGCACGCCATTCACGATCTTCTTTGCCATCAATGATGTCTTGACGAGTTACAAGACGACGGTCAATGAAGAATGTTGAGCGGCCAATCTCAATCTTGTTGTAGTTATCAATGTTGTTGATGATATCGCGTGGAATTGTCTTACGTGCTGACGCAGTGTCACGGAAGACACGTGCATAGCCATAGACATACTTGTCTTCTTGGCCAGCTGGCGGCAGCCATCCGGCGTACCAACACTGTTCAAAGTGATAGAGAACTGCGCGTGTTTGGAGACGGGCCTGCGGAGTAGCAACATCCACAGGCTTGGTAAATGAGTGGTGACGATCTGGTGCAAGCTGCGTGTTAATCGAATCGATTGCATCTTGCTGCAGTGATTCACGCACCACGTCATAAGGAATGACATGCGGGATGTTGCCAAGGGGATACTTGGCTTTTTTAGCAGGAGATGATTGCTTTTGCTGACGAACCAAAGCTTTGAGCTTGGGATCGTAGGCAATCAATTCGGTCTGCAAGTTTTGAGGAAGTTGGAATTGCATGGTGAGTTCAGAGTAAGTTCGTAGTGTGTGAGCAGTTTAATGTCATGCTCAGGACAGGGGATCAGTCTAGATCGTAATCGGAGGTGTCGACGAGTTGCCAGTGAAGATCGAGCTGATCAAGATAGCAGCAGAAGCCATCTTCATCAGTAGGGATTTGTTGTTCCTCATCCAGCTCAAAGCTTGCTGTGCAAAGAGCTGGAGCCCATTCTTCAGGTTCGAAATATGTTGCCCGATAGAGCAGACGCATTTCGTCAACCACTGCTGTAACTGTGACATTGGTACCTTCGATGATGGTGTCTTCAATAGCAAGGACAGACATGAGTCAGACCTGAATGAATTGCTTGGGTTTCATGAAGTCAGATGTTGGTCCATACTTCTCGATAAGATCAGGGAATGCGTCGAGCAAACGCTGACGATTCACTGGATCTGCAACGCGCAGTGCTTGTGCAATCGATGAAACAAATGAACCACCATGTGATTGCATGAGGCAAATCATGGCGGTCAGCTGAGCTGAATTCATGAGTTGAATTGCAATGGAATGTAGGCAGTTTAACGTCATACCCAGGACGTATCTTTAGAATAATTTAATGTTTCGTTTGCTCAATCCTGTGCCAGGAATTGAGAACGATCCAAGCAGTCCAGACGGACGTGCGTTGAGTGTGAATTGAATGGGGCCAAGTCGTATCGATTTGGTGAACGACTTGATGCCCCGTTCTGTGATGTTGACTCCGGCAATGGTTTTGTCGAAGTTAAAAGCTGAGCGTTCAGTCATAACAAGAATTGGATTCGGCCAATGTAAATCTCAATTGAAAGTATTCATCTTGATCTTTGTCTTTGGCGTAGTAACGGGCTTCAAATCCACCAGAGCCAACAACGGTGTTCTTGATGGATTCTCTTAGCAAATGGCGTGCCATTGCCTTGAGTCTTGCGATGGATGGAACTGCGTGCCCATTACCTTCAGTTGTTTGCCACTGCCAGTCGACCGCTGTCATAGCAATGTAAACACGTTGAAAATCAAACGTGTCAATTACGTTATCAATCAATGATTCTTTTGAGTCCATTAGTTGTAGATCATGTCGAGGGACAAAATGATTGCACTAAGGAATAACATGGAGCAGAGAAGGATCATCATTTGAGGTCATCAGGAAGGAGCATTTGAGTGTCTTCATCAGACATGTTGGTCATCATGAACTTCTCTCCGTTGGGTGAAATGAAACCACCAACGAAACCAACTCCGTACTTGTCAGCTGATTCCTTCATCTTTGCTACGAGTTGCATAGCGGATAGACGTTGGAGATCAATGGAGTCTGGGATGCGGGGAGTGTTGTCAGGCATTGAAATGAAGTGGAATGATTGATGAAGTGTAGCAGGGAATAGAAGGAGTAAACATTAGTTTATCTAATAGAATTAATGGTTCCCCCCTGGTACTCCCTGCGGGGTTGTAGGGGTGCTACGCAGCTGGGTTCTTGTGCATTTTGTAGTCCAGCTTTGGTGATGTGCACTTGCAGTTCGTGCATTGGATTGAAGTCCAAGCAAAGTGATAAATACGAAAGACAACGTGGCAATCAGGACATTGAATTAAACGGCCATGTTTACCACTGCGTGCTGTCTTGGTAACAGGGATAAAATCACTTTGCTCGTACAAGAGTTGAATCATTGTGTTAGCTGTGCATAGCTTGATGTTCCTTCCATGCATTGGTATGCATTTCATCCAAAGTCAAAGGCGGTTCATTGACTTCGTCTGGATCAAAGTCAGCATCAAGGTAATTCACAAGCATTGGAATGATTTCCTCTTCGAGTAAGCAATAGATAGACGGAGTGAGATGCTGGTCCATCTGATGCCGCTTCGCTTCACGTGCCATGACATCTTGGAGGATGGTCAATGCTTGACGCACGTGGACATACTCGTTTTGTTCCATGGTGTGGTGTGTAGGTTGAATGGGATGACCTGGGACTTACACTATTATTGAGAAGAGTTCTCAATTGTGGATGCCCAGGTCTTGTTGTGTAGCCAGAGAAATCACTTGGGATCAAGGATAATCCAGCCCGTGTAGTTATCGCTGGTGCGATCCACACGAATCAAGCGTTTCTCTTCAAGGCTTTCAATGGTGCGTATGTAATCAGCCATTCGATTTCCTTGGACCGGAATCTTTGGTACGAAACATGGAGTGTTCGCATGTTTCCTCCTGTGATTTAAATAATACAGATAGAGATTCCGTTGGTTAATACTTAGGCTAAGTGGTGCTGAGTTGTCGATTTGCATTGGCACAATCAGTGTTGTATTGGATAAACAGCCGATACATTCGTAGTATTGGCTGATTTGCAATCTTGGACAATACTTTAAATAAGTCCAAGAATTGACAGCCAACTATCGGGATGGTCCGGCTCTACTTCGTCGTCGTCCGGTGTGAACGCGACTGAGTCGAACGACCACTCTTCGATTTCCTCGTTGGTCGGGACATCGTACCAGCCTTGGAGTTCTTTGTCGGCGTAACGTGGGATCCAGTAGCACCGGAGGATGCCTCGCTTGTTACGATAGACATCGCCGTTGCTTGGACGTTCGCCTTTCTCTCCGTCGTAGTTGACTTCGGCTTGGTACTGTTGGTCGAGGTCTTCTTCTGAGAAGGGGACGTAGCCGAAAGATTCGGCAATTTCTTGGGTAACGGGGTGAAGCATGAGATTAGTACCGTGATGAGGATTGAGATGAGTGCGATGACATGAATGATGATGTCATCTTGTTGAGGACTAGGAGTCTTCGTCGTCATGGATGACGCCCTCCCACTCATCTTGATTGGATTCACGCATGGCTTCTTCCTGCTGATGAGCCATGTCAGCCATGGCATCAAGCAAGTCAGCGTTGTAGTTGTTGTCGAGTTGAGTCATGGTTTGAATTGGTGTAATGAATTGAAAGCCTGGGACTTACGCACCGAGTTGGCGTCGGTACTGCCCAGGCTATTTGTAGTACTGATGTACTAACGGACGTGGGTCAAACCTTGACGTGGGACCAAGCTTTGCCCTTGTGGATATTGGAGATGGTGTGTTGGCTAACGCCGTACGCCTTACCGATCTCGATGTACGCACGATTGGTGCTCTTGAATTCCTTCATGATTGAAGGCGTTGCAAGGACACCTTTGATCTCGCGGACATCGCTCTCGCTGAGCTTGGCATTGCAGAAGGCAGCTGGCTTAATTCTCTTGGAGGATTCGCCGCTTGTGATCTTCTTAACCAATGCCATCTCACCGTCCTGCTGGAGAGCAGGCCGAGGCGTGGTATTGAGAACCTGACGGATGGGTAGACCAAGAGTCACAGAAGTTCCGTCTTTTATGACGGAGATCGTGACCTTGCCTTCTCGGGTAATAACCGAGACGTGATCAGGGTTCTGGATGTCGAGTTGACTGATGGCTTCCATGAGTTGAGTGGAGTGCAGTACGAGGATAGCTGGATGGTTACTGGATGCAAGTACTAGGTCTAGTCCACAGCACACTCTCCCACGCCACCGGTAGTGGCGCAGGGGGGAGTGGGGACTGACCTTCTACCTCATGTAGAGGTAAGAGCCTGCCCAATCAGCATTGTGGAGACAAGCTTCGTAGGAGGCGTCGTCCAGTAGTTGGTAGCGGACGTGAAGAGCTGGTGCCTTCCAGCTGGCGGGCTTATAGACTGCACCCGTCTCACGTGAGACAAATGCATGTACAGATCGCCCGACACGCCCGGCACCAGAATTTGTGACTTGAATGATCTTGTAATACTTGGTACCACGAACAATCTCGTGGTTCAAGTAGTCAGGATATTCTTCACGTTTTGGATACTGCTTGTAATAACGCTTGGTTAGTACATCGATGACGGCATTGATGCGATCTTCGATGAGCTGCGTTTTCTCAGCGAGTTTCATGTTGAGTTTGCTGTGAGTGGATCTTGGTGATGTCGACGCCCAGTGCACCGCCAATCGTTAGTGCCATTACTGCAACAGCAAAGACACTAACGAAGAAGTTGGCTACGGGCGTCTCATTTCGAGAACCATAAGAATCAAGTTGAACATACTGATTCTTGCCGAGTGAGACAATGCGTTTCATTAGAATGAGAATGAAGTGAACAGAGGCAGTCCTGGGTGAGGACTGCAGAAAACCCACCGCCGATAAAAAGTATTAAACTTAATGAATGAATCAGGATCCACGTAAATGGAATTGGGTGCATTGGCAAAAAGCCAACACAATTCCATGTGATCCTGGTTGTTATGCATTGTTAGATTCTGATGACAAAATTTTGTACATCGGAAGAAGTAAAATACTTTGGAATCGTTTAAGAAACCCAAGCAAGCACCGAGGCTTTAAAAGAGCAACGCAAGAAGCGTGCACATTAAAGATTGCTTGGTGCGTTGGATGGGACATTTACAATTCCGAAAAGGTCTTGATTAAACAGTGGAATCCACCGTTATGTCAAGACCATATCAAACGGAAGGGTTAAGTGCAGTCGTCAGAAAGGAATTTCTTCCAGCGTCGGCTCAACCTTGGATTCAGCCACTGGTGTGACTGCAGGCTTAGTCTCCGGTGATGCACCGATGACAGCACGGACTCGCGTCAGTGCAATCTCTGGATATTTGAGAGCTACCAGCTGGTCATCCTTGACGTAATGCGTGCGAATACTGGCGATCCGCACATCATACTGGACAAGGATCAGCTGCTGACCAACCACCAACGTACCGTTGTTGTAGGCAGTGAGCAGCCCGTTGCCATTGTTGAATTTGATGCGGCAGACACCATCGAACTGGTCCTTGACATACATGGTGATCGCAAGGAACTCGCGACCTTCATGCACAGCAGTTTCCATGTAAGCAATGTTGCCGATGATTGTGTTGCTAAACATAATCAATGTGAAGTAAGGGACTAGCAGGAATGAATCCTGCAGGAAACCCTGGTGTTACTCAGGGTTAATTGCAAGAATCAGTTGTTAGCAAGCTGTGTATACAACTTGCGGGCACCAGCGAGTGAGAGGCTGGCGCTTTGGTCGTAACCCTTGTGACCCTTGCGGATCAACTTGGTTACATGCGCCACATTTCCCTCCGTATACACGAAGAAGAAATAGATGGCTTGGTCCGTTTCAACTGCCAGGGTCTTATCAGGGTTAGACATGGTGTGGTGTTGAATGTGCCGTGCCCATCTCGGCGTTGGGCAATGGCTGGACCAGGGATTGCACCTGGTCACTCGCTTCTACGAATCAGCTGTTGTCATGGGTAATTCACCAGTTGGTTCAATCGCCTTGGCGATCTGCACCCTGGTATTACGTATCCACATCTGAATACGTTCTTTGCTCTGGTCTTCTGCTACTACCTTGGCAGCAGCGATCAGACCAGTTGCTAGCTTGGCTCGTAACATTGTGAACTCCTGATTAAATCAATTGAATTGCTTGGACTTACCCGCGCTGTGCGCGGTGCCAAGTCAAAGTAAACTCAGTTACAATTGAAGTCTTATTCCAAGTGGCTGTTAAGTTACAGTCTTTATCTGAAAGCTATTGCGGCGCGGGGCTTTCCCCAATTTCGAGCACGATAGTAAAGTTGTACTTATCGATAAATTGCCACCGAATTGTGTTAGTTTCAACAAATTACTTGACAAATTTGCACTCTTAGTATCTAATTTGACCTGACCTTCACTACATCATGTGGAGCCATCACGCATTCTTTTTTTTCTCCCCATAATTCGCTTCGGTCAGGTGGTGGGAGAAGCGTCAGGTAATTTTGTCCCCTATTTCGGGCTATAACGGGGCCTTACTTTTAAGTAAAAATGCATTTATGTAGTAAATATCACCAGTTTGCCCAAGTTTTTACACAAAAAAACCGGGGTTTCTCCCCCGGCGTTAATTCAAAGTTTGGAAAATTTATTATTCTCCCTTCTTTGCCTTGTATGCGAGCGTTGCACTCATTGCTTTTTGGAATGCTTCCTCATCGGGAAGCTCATAGGCCAGTTCTTTTTTAGCTGAAGTTACAAAATTACGTACTTCAAACGAATCTTTCCCTTCTTGTGCCATTTGCATTGCCTTGTCTTTAATCTTTTCCAAGGCTTCGACACGTTTTTGGCGCGTTCCAGCTTCCATCCTTGGTGCAAATTGAATTATTCTTCAACTATAACGCCTACATTTCTTGGATTCATCAACAATAGAATGTTGACAGACAAAATAATCGGGCCATAAAGCCATTAATGGCATGACTCCTGCTGAATTAGCCGCTGCTTCGGCTTACCAACAAGAACAACAACGTTTAGCAGCGCAAAACCAGCAAGAACCGTCAAATATCCTGGACGTAATCGGAAAAATTGCGTTAGGCGCAGGTGTTGCCGCAGCTGGGACTCTGGGTGTTCGCCGTATGCTCCGTGGTGGAGCAGCAAAAACAGCCACGCTGCAAGATGTAGCTTCTGCTGCCACTACCGGAGCGCCCAAAGCCAAAGAAGCGGTTGGTCGCCTTGGCGAAATTAATGAATACGTGCGGCAAGCAAGGACAGAACGTCCGACTGGCATTGTTCAAGCCAAACTTCCCACAGTTTCTGAGCTTGTTGCAGCAGAAGAAGAGTATCGGGCGTTCCGTCCAGACATCAGAGAAGATCTTTCGCCCGCTGTACAAGAAGCCCGCAGACAACAAGCAACAGCCAACTTGCTTGCCCGGGCACAAAAGATGCGTGAACCGTATCAAATGCCATTACCTGGTATTAATCCAACACTGATGGCAATCCGCGGGGCAGCGCAGGAGGTTGCCCCTAGCGTTGTTTATCAACCTGGGCAGTCGGTGCGTCTTTCTGCCGCACCTAAACAACTTGGCATTTTCCTTGAAACATTAACGTCTCAACAACAGGCAAATCTTCCTAATGTTTCTGCACACGCAGCAAACGCTATTGGATCGGCAGAAGATCAAATCACAGGTACTGTGACGCGTGCCATCCAACGGAACGAAGATTTAAACCCTGAGCGTCTACAGCAAATTATGCAAGGTCGCAGGGAAGCGGCGGCGGCTCGTGGCTTAAAAAGTTCTGCGCTTGAACGTTCGTTAGTTTTCAGACCGGAAGAACGTGCAGCCTTTGAACAAAGCGTTGCATTATCTCAACCAACACCAGAAATTACTGTGCCGACCATTGGCGCACCCGGCGCTGAAGGCATGGGATTACTTGAGACTGGTGCCGTAACTGGCTCTCGCTCCAGCGTTATCAGCCAAGGTGCAAGTAATACATCTGTTCGCGGTATTTCTCGTGTTTCTTACGACTTGAGCACACGCAATCCAAGCACACAAGAATTCGAAGAACTTGGTGGTGGCATCGGCGTTTATGGTGTTGAACCTGCTTATGCCTCTGGTGCAGTCAAAAAAGAAACCGGTGAGTACACTCCGACTGCAACACGCAAACCCACTGATCTTCCCCCTAGCTCCAAACGCTCTTTCCCTGAGGGGGTGATGTCACCCTTTGCCAAAATGTCGGACGAAGAGTTGGGCATGATGAGCATGGTGGGCGAAGGGGCTGAGGCACAAGCCGCACAACAGATGTTAAACCGCCGCCAGAATTTGGATTTAAACAGGGAGATAGATAGAATATATAAATCAAATCCCCGTGAGCGGGCCCAACAACTCGTCTCTGATCTTTTAGATACCTTAAAGGGTGAATAAAAATGGCTGAAAAAAAGAAAGAAAAAAAGTGGATCCAAGGCATGGACATGAAGGAAGGGGCCTTCACTGCCAAAGCTAAGAAGAAAGGGATTACCACCGCTCAGCTCCAAGAAAACGTGCTGTCCAATCCCGATAAGTACGATGAAAAAACGGTGAAGCAAGCGCGTCTTCGCCAAACGCTGGTAGGATTAAAAAAGAAAAAGAAAGAAAAGTCTGAGGGCTGATGGCTAAAGACGCCAGGCTTGATCTAGGCCGTTATATTCAAAACCCTTTTAATCGACGCGGTGAAATTGGTAAGCGTCTAGATTTTGATGATCTGTTTCGGGCCAAACCTGAAACCGGTGACTATCCCTGGAACCCGTCAAGATTCAATGAACGCGACCTTTTAAAGCGTTCAATGACACGTAAGGTCACCTTAAACCCTGACCTTAACTTTGTAGGTAATACCCCGTTTTTTGACGACGCCGATTCTGGGGCAGACTTCCAGGTATTTGAAGGCTTGGGTCGTTTTAACCGTCCGGAAGATTATGACTTTAATGAGGGACGTGCACGTACAACCCAACGCCCTCAAGATCAACCAGACTTTAATCCCACCTGGATAGAAGCTTACAAAATTAGTCCAACTCTTAATCCTGGCAAGATGGCAAAAAATCCAATGCCACGCTTGCGTAATCCAGATCCCAACGGTTACCTCATGGCAATGGCTGAGAAACGTGTGGAGAATGAAGCGGAAGACAAACCTTCAATTGCTCAGCTGTTGGATCGTCAAGGCCTTATCAAAAAAGAACAGGCCCAAGCTGAAGAACGGGAAGGTGAAGAAACCGTTGATGCAGAACAAGTAGAAACAAACGTTTCTCCTGGTAAAAGCCAAGGGTAACCACGGATAAAATACAAATAACAAGGAGATAACATGATTCAACTTGCGGGTAGATTTCTTAATGCAGCCAGAAGTTCGCCGCAAGTTCAACGGTTTCTTGCTGGTGGCGGTAAGGAGTTAATTGGTTCCTCGGTGCCGGGTGCCGTGTTAACCGGTGGTTTATCTGCGCTGTCCACAGGAAATCCCCTGGCGGGTTTAGTGGTTGGCGCAGCCGACCTAGTTACGAGTTCGGCACTTGCCCGTGGCCTTGGCAGCAAAACACTAGGTACTGCTTTAGAAAGAGCCGGGGCTCCAAAGGCGGCCACTGCATTGGCAGGTCGCTACGAAACCATTGTCCCGCAAGGGGGCAAAGCAGTTACTCGCTATTCGCCAAGTACACCGCAACATATTGCGATGGGCGTTGGAAGCATTGGTTCTACCTTGATGCTTGAACCGCTTTTCCATCAAGCTGGCGCCGATCAACTAGCACAACAGCCGTATGTTGCAAGTCAAACCGCAACAGCTGATCAACAAATGTTACAGCGTGATTTAGTTAATAGGCTGCACGCTCAACAGCAGTTATCACCGGGCACCATGTATCAACTCCAGGGTTTGCCTGAGCGTATGGAAACTCCTTATGAGCTTGATCCATATATGCTCTCGGGAGGAAATGTGTAATGGCACCGCAAGTTAAATTTGCTAATCCAACAAAACTTACGGAATTTATTGGTGCCACTGTCGGCAAAATTATTCCGCAATCGGTAAAGGCAGGTTTTGCCACGGGTGTTGAAACCATGGCAGAACAGAAGGCACTTTCTCCTTCTACCCGTTATTCAGTCTTTTCTTCCAAATTTCCCCAGCAACTGGCAGAAAAAGGTGTAACCATTGGCCAAAAACCTGGTGAGTTTCTTGGTGCTTACGCTGCACGTGTGTTAACTGATATTGGTAGTGATTCGTCACGCCAGGTGTATTGGCGCTACAACCATCCGATGGCGCTTGCTGATCGTGCTGTAGAGCAAATTGCCGGCACAGCATATGGTGATTTAGATCCCACGCAAAAAGCATTAGTTGGCCTAGCGGTCGGCGCTCCGGTTGCTGCTTCTCTTGGAACAATGGATCTTACAAATCCTGGTGAGTTGTTCCGCCCCAAGGGATTCTCGCAAAGCTATGCAGAAGAGGGTTCGCAAGATCGACGGGAAACAGCTCAACCAGGGCTTGAGTTTGTCGAACGTGTTGTCTTGGGCCGTCAAGGGCGCCCTTTAAAATATGAAACGGCGCAAGAAGATATTCCTTCTTTAACGCCTGAGCGTTATGGCAGGTATATGCAAAATTATTATCAAGATCGCGGTTTAGCTGGTCTTGGTTTGGTTAAGTTCACCCCCGAAAACCTTGAGGGTTATCCCGAAGCCCGAATCGTTGGTTTCCCTGTTGGTCTTCAAGCAGTAGGCGCTGTTGCTGGTGGTGCTACCGCAATGCGTCAGGCATTAAAACAACCTGGATTATCTACTGGCGGAAAAGCTGGTATTACTTTGGCCGGCTCTTTGATCGGTGCTGCAACAGGCAATTTAATTAATAAAGCAATTGCATCATCACAAAATCATCCAGAAAAACTTCCTTCTACGTATGAATACCAGCAAAACATGTAGGCTGGTAAAATTAACTTATTAAAAGCAGATAACTTTAAGATGGCTAACGGTATTCCGGATCCCTGGTCAACGGCGGCCCAGGCTCCTTCTAGCCCTTTGTACGCTGCCCAAGGTGCTGCCACTTCTGGCATGGGGTTCCAGGATTTACTGAACCGCTTAAAAGGTGTTGGTACAAAAGGTCTTGAAGCAGGTCGCCAGGCCGCTGGCGCCGCAACAACTCCCCTCGGCACTCGCGCAATCGGCTTGGCCGCTCCCGTTGCCGCAGGTGCAAGCAGCCTGATGCAAGGTGAAATTGCGAAAGGCGGTGGTGAGTTGGCTGGTGGTTTACTCGGTTATAAATTGACCGGTGGCTTAGCCTCTGCTGCTCAAACAGCAATGCCTGGTATTCGCGGCAAGATCGCTGGCGCTGGCATTCGCGCCCTCGGCGGTATTCTTGGCGGTGGTATCGGCGGCGGCGTCGCTGGTGGTGCTGCGCAGGCTGCACAAGACATCGTTGGTGGCGTTGAGCGCCGTCAGATGGGCGCTGGCGAATCTCCTACAGGCGTTATCCCTGGCATTACCTCTAAGGGAATTGAAGGGATCACAATGAATGATGTTCAGCGGTTAATGATGCTTCAGCCCAAGATTGCTGAGCAGCTTATCCCGACATACAACCGCATGCGCGACGCTGACATGAGCCGCCAAATGCAGTTGAATCAACAGATGGGTCAACTCACTGGTGCTCTCAACCAGCAACGCTTCATGGCTGATCTTGCCGGCGGTGCTCAATCTGAAGCTGGCGCCACCACTCGCAGCATCTTGACCGCTGCCAATCCTTATGCAGCTTCTGCATTCCAATACAGGATCTGATCGTCATGGCCAATACGTTTGATGTAGGTGCCATCTGGGAATCCACCAAGGGACTGCCCGAATCTGAGCGCGGTAAAGCGTTTCAATCACTTTTGAATCGCAACATGGGTTCTTCCGATGTTGAATCTCTTGGTGGACTTCTTGAACGTTTTAGCGACCCTGAGCGGATGCGCCAACAACTTCAGCTGGCTTCTGAATTTGATGAGCGCCGTTTAAAAGAAGCCGGCAAGTACAAGCTTCTCTTTGATCTTCCCGCTCAGATTACCGCTGCTTACGCAATCCCCGGCGCAATTGAAGCGCAAGGTGGGGTCAATGTTGCCAACATTATGACAAGCGCTGGGGCTACAATTCCAAATCTTGTCGACTATCAACGCGGTTCTTATAATTACACACCAAATCGTTATTTCTAATGTGAATGACATTAGACTGTAGACATGAGTGCTCCCGATTATTCTTCTATTTTTAGCAACTCAAAGTTTAATGCTTTTACACCAGTTGCTTTTGGTGAAAAAACCGGGAATTTAAGCAAAGCAGGAGGAGGAATGGCATTTGATCCCGTTACTTTAGGTCTAGGTGCTGCCAGCATTGGCGCTAGTCTCTTTGGTGCCGGCCAAGCTCGCCAAGCGCAAGCCAGTATTGCCAATGCCCAGATGGCAGCGGCAGCCGATCAGCTCAAGTGGCAGACCATGTTGGCCCGTGATACGGCCAAGGGTCAAATGGGTTCGGAAATCGGTTCTCGCGTTTTCCAAAGCACTGTTGCGCCTGATATCGAGTTTGGTCGTCAGCGGGAAGCCGCGATGTTTGCCGCTGGCCCCCTGGGCGAACGTCAGCTTGGCCTTGATGTTGAGCGTGCTCGCCGTCAATTTGGCCTAGAAGGTTCTGCCGAGGTGCGTGAAGCTAAGCAACGCGCAAATCGGGATGCCCTGAAGCAATCCTTGGCGGAAAGGGAGGCCACAATGGCTGGCATGTTTGGTCGTATTGCTCCACGTGAAGTGGGTACATTCTTTGTGTAGGAGTTAAATCATGGGCGGCGGCGGAACCACAGTTCAGTACCAATCTCCTCAGATTCCAAAGGATGACACCTTTGAGAAATATCTGGCGTATCAGCAGCAAAAAGAAACTGCTGCAGAAGAACGCGTTGCAAAAGAACGTGCAGAAGCTGCAGCTAAAGAAACGGCTCGTAAAGCTTCTGGTCAAGCCGGCTTCACAGGTCTTCGTACAGGTGTTGAGCAGCAGCTGCGCCAAGGTTTAATTAGTTATTCCGATGCTACGGGTCAGCTGCGTGATTACGCCGCTAAATATGACCTGACGCCGCCTGAAACGGATATTGCTTCTTTAACCAAAACATATACAGAAGAGCTGCTCCCTGGTCGCCGCCAGACAGGTATCTCTGCTGCATACGAAGAACTTCTTGGCCGTCAAGCTACGGAAGAAGAAAAAGGCAAGGCAATGGAGCGTTTCCAGCAGGGCTACTACAGCTCTGTCCAGGATCTGCGTGATTCTCTTTCCAAAGGTCAAGAGTATCAAGACAAATTTAATCAAAGTTATCTTGATAACTATTACGACACCATGTTTGGTAAGCAAGGTGTTGACGAAGCTGGTAAAAAAACGGGCAAGCGTACATTCACTTTTGACAAGAGTCTTCTGCCTACTTACGCAGAAACTACCAAAGATCGAGCTGGCGTCGCACTACCTTCTTTTGCCGATCAGTTCCAAGGCAGCCCTGCAGAAATTGAAGAGCAGCTTCAGAATGTACGTGAAACACGCAAGTACCTGTACAGTGCAGGTTTGACTAATCTCCAAGGAGAAATTGACAAAGAAACGCAGAAACTTAAGAATGAAGGTTCTTCTGCTGTTGCCAAAATTCAAGCGCAAGGAAATATTTATCAACAACTTGTTGGCGCATTCAGTTTCTAAAAGAATGTGCTTGATATAATTACTTTAGTTTCAAAGACGTAAATGACCTACACTGCGCCCACCGGCCAAAGCGCCGCAGATGATTATTTTGACATTAATAAATTTGAGCAACTGCTTTCTCGCCTGGAATCTTCCAAGGGTCGTCAGCAGCGTCAAAAGTCTACCGAAGGTCGTCGTGACATTTATGCTCAGGGCCTTGCTTCAATGATGAGCAACTTTTGATCTTACCTAACATTTAAGTCATGACTTATACTGCCCCCACCGGCCAAAGCGCCTCCGACGATTATTTTGATATTTCCAAGTTTGAACAGCTGCTTGATCGCCTGGAATCTTCCAAGGGTCGTCAGCAGCGTCAAAAGTCTACCGAAGGCCGTCGCGATATCTTCGCTCAGGGTCTTGCTACGATGATGAGCAACTTCTGATTTTTTCTTGTAAGATTTGTAAGCCATGACCAGCAGCGTTCCCGCCGGACAAGTCGATGTCGATGATTGGTTCGACTTAGACAAATACCGTCAGGCTGCTGGCGTGGCCTATGAATTTTCCAAGAAAAAGATGGAGACCGCTGGTGAACAAGAACGAGAAACCATCGGCAAAGGCGCAGAAGAGCAGCGCACATCCGCTGAGCAGTCGCAAGAATTCAAGCAGCGCGACGAGGCCCGGGACTACGGCCAGGCCCAACGAGCTTATCGATATTGAGTTATTCGATGCGTGGGTAGATAATCTCGACGCATCAACTCAAGAATCTTTCTGTGCGTTTGCCGCAGAAAATTACTCATTAATTGAAATTTATCTCTACTCTCGTTTCCTTGGTTACAAGGGGACTATTACTGCGTGTGAACTCTGGGTTAAGGACAACTACAAGAAACCCGATCACCGCAAAAAACTCCTCTACGAAATCGATGAGATGCAAGAGGATGTTCGTAAGTTACGTGAAGACGTAGAGAATGGTGTGGTCAAACGTGATGCAGGTGTTGCACGCGTTGCTTCCATGCAAAAAGAAATTAGAGGTCATATTGATCAAATTGAAAAATTCACCAATTCCAAAGACCGTAAGGGTTTGTTAATGGCCGGCGCAGATCGTGCCATTCGAGAGTTAATGTTTATTTTCAAAGATGACCCCATTGAGATTCCCTTGGAAGAAGCAACGATGAGTGTATGGGCACGTATGCAACTTGAAGAATAATTCAGTTAGGATAGGTTTAAATAAGATTATTTATACTATGGGCGCACAACAGGGCAACGTGTCCGACCCGCGTCAACGTCAAATTGCACGTGAAGGCATTCGCATGCGTCAAGACAACATTCGCCGTCAAGAAACTGCTCCGCAAATAGGTGCCGCTTCTATGTATCCCGGTGTTGAACCTGGTACAGCTTCTGCTCCTGCTCGATCTGGCATTGAGTTTGGTCCTGGTCGTGCCAACCGCTTCCCCGAGCCTGGCTCTCCTGAGTATCAAATGGCAATTGCTCGCATGCGTCAGGGTAAACGCTGATGGCTAAAGGTAAGATGCCCCCTCAACTTCTTGAGCACTTTAAGAAGAAAGAAGCCAAGAAAGAAGATGGTACTGAGATGAGCGATAGCGAAAAACGCAAGGCAGCCTTGGATAAAGCGCGTAAATATAAAGAACAGAAAAAAGACAAAGAAGAAGCAAAATAAGATAGTATTCAGTTGACAACTGATTTATTCTTGTGCCTAGCTATACGCATCTTGCCTATCGTCGCAATGCGAAGGCTGCGGCACGCCGCCAACAGATCCGAATTCCGCGCAACGCAGAAGCACTGGAGCTTGCGCGGGAAGACTTTGCTTATTTCTGTGAGTATGTTGCAGATAAACCTCCTGCTACGCATCACAAAGAATGGCATCGGCACTTTGTTACCAACGAAGACAGCAATTGTTTAATTAAAATTGCTGGTCCCAATATTGATCTTCTTGCGCCACGAGGATCAGCTAAATCAACGGTTCTTGGCTTGCTGACCGCTTGGGCTATTGGTATTCATACACAAGCCAAGTTGCCATTGCAGATTCTTTATCTGTCGTACACGGTTGATATTGCACGTTCTAAGTCCGCAACGATTAAACGCATTATTGAAAGCAAACGCTATCAGGAAGTTTTCCCAACGGTGCGTTTGATGAAGAACGTTACCAGTAATGAGTATTGGTCAATTGACCATAAGTTTGCTGGCATTGACACCACTGGTGATGAACAATTTACCCTTTGCGCTGCAGGCCTTAAGGGTTCGGTGACTTCCAAGCGTTCTCACCTGGTGATGATTGATGACGCCATTAAATCTGCCGCTGATATTGCCAACCCTGATATTCGGAAACAAATGCAGGAGAACTGGAATGCTGTGATTGCTCCCACCATGTTTGAAGGTGCTCGTGCCATTTGTCTGGGAACTCGCTTTAGGCATGATGATATTCACGCCACTACTTTTAACAAACAGAACAATTGGATGCAGATCGTTCTTTCTGCAATTAATACAAACCTTAAAACAGGAGAAGAAGAGTCTTATTGGCCTGAGATGTGGTCACTAGATTACCTCAAAGAAAAGAAACGGCAAGCGCCAATTGCTTTCTCGTTTCAATATATGAATCAAATTGTCAGACAGAACGAGCTTTCCCTGGCGCCAGAACTAATTGTTAAAGCGGAAATTTCAACGGAGTTTGATACGCTCGGCATTGGCGTGGACCTTTCTGCTGGCACCAAAGAGAAGAACGATTACACCGTGATGATCCTTGGCGGACGCATTGGCGACCGCATTCATATCATCGATTACAGGCGCATACGCGTCATGGGCAACCTGGAAAAACTGGACGCTCTTAAAGAATTGTTGAACGATTGGTCGGTGATTGGGCGTGATGACAGCGGAAACTATTTTCCGACTTATTCCACATGTGATATTTGGTCAGAAGCCGTCCAATACCAAGCTTCTCTCGAAGCTGACTTCAAACGGGTTTGCCTGAATAACGAAGGTCTCTACAATTTGATTTGGCATCCAGTCAAAGGTTTCCGTGCAGACAAGCTGGCACGTTTCCGTGGAATCATGGGCATGTTTGAAGATCGAAAGATAATCTTCAATCGTTTCCGGAACTTCACAAATCTCTTCGAGGAACTCACAAATTTCGGTGTCAGTGGTCATGATGACTGTGTTGACGCGTTGGTTTGGTTGGTTACTGGACTTGCAAGAAAAGGTCAGTTGCACATTGATTACTAATCCTAGAATTAGAAAAAAAGCAGTGCATTCGTGGGACCCGAATACGTAGCCATTGGCATCACTGCCCTTGTATCGGCGGTTACAGGCGCTACGTGGGTTGCCAATAAAATATTAGACAGGCATCAAGAGCGCATCCAACAAGCTTTTGATTACATTGGATCTCAAAAACGAAGGATTGACATCTTGGAAGATCAAATCAACCGCATGCCTTTGGACTATGTGCTGAAGGTTGATTTTCTCCGGGAGATCCAGGAGATGCATGATAATTTTAGACAAATCAATGACAAGCTTGATAAGCTAATGGAAAAGCTTTTGTCAAAATGAGCTACATTCTGGAAGTAGAAGAAGACGAAAACGGAGAAAATTTCATTACTTTGCCTGACGAACTAATCGAAGAACTTGGCTGGCAAGAGGGCGATGTTCTTGATTGGGATGTTCGTGGCAACGGAATTATTTTAACCAAGGTCAACGACTCTTCTGGTTACGAAGTTATAGAAGAGTAGAATACGAAAAAAGAGATAACGACATGTTTTACGGCGGTGAATCAAACGTTCCAGGCGCTCCCGGTAATTTACTGGCAGGCGCCCCAAGCTTTGACATTCGGCGTGTACCCGGTGCGTTAGGTGGCCGCTCAGGTGAACAGCTTCGCCGTTTGTATGAAGGCGGCACCCAACAGAACGAACAGCTCAATGACGAGTTGATGCGTCGTGGCATTATGCCCGGCAGTGGGCCGCAGCTTCCCATGGCCTTTGGCTCTAGTAATCTCCCTGGGGCTGTAGGCAACATGGGCGGTATCGCCAATGCTCAGTTCTTTGAAGGTCCCCAGCTTGGCCAAGCAGGTCCCGAGCAGCCAAGCCAAAAGCCTTATGGGGGAGCACCCAACGTTCCTTTAACGCCGGAAGAAAAGGCGCGTCTCCTTCAGCAGGGCACTCCTCCCCCTGCAAATTTCCGTGAACAATACATGCCCAAGGCGGGGTTACCGACAGGTTTTCAATCTAAATTTGTTTCCTGATGGCACAAGACGATAGCAAATATTCCAAACCTGAGCTGCGTGAGCGGATCAAAGATCGGATCATGGCCGGCGAGAAAGGCGGCAAGGCTGGTCAATGGTCGGCACGCAAGGCTCAGCTCCTCGCCCAGGAGTACAAAGAGGCTGGTGGCGGGTATCGTGGTGGTAAAGGGGAAAAGCAAAAATCCCTGGAGAAATGGGGCAAAGAAAAGTGGATGACCAAAGACGAGTATGAGAAACGTGGTAAAGCAAAAGCTGCTGCCAAGAAATACAAGGACGGTCAGAAGTAATGGCTGCAGACAAGGCGATACAAAAGGGATACACCAAGCGTTATCTTCCAGAGAAAGCCTGGGCGTCCTTGTCTAAAGAAGAAAGGCAGGAGACAGATCAAAAGAAACGAGAAGGCAGTCGCAAGGGAAAACAATTTGTTTCAAATACGGAATCCGCCAAGAAAGCGGGCAAGGCTGCTCGCGCAGCTAAACGTTACAAGGAGTCAAAATGAAAACTAAAAAACTTGTTAAGCAAGCTCTCAACCATCCCGAACTTTATTCCTCTGCCGAACTCGTATTCTTTGATAAGTGGTTGCGCCTGAAGAAGCAAGCGAAGGCTGCTAAGATCAATAAAGATAAAAAGGCAAATAGTTGATGGCTGGGGACGCAAAGGCCAGACTTAAAGAAATCATTGACTCCTACCTCGAAAAAGACGGTGGAGCTTCAATCGATACTGGCGTCGTTGCGGCACACCTTGCGCAGATGAAATTATTCGGCATCCGCCAGGGTGTCGAATTTTTTCCCGCTCAAGATAACTTTGGCAATCAACGCAAAGACTTTATTGATCGCGTAATTAAATACAACCAACTTGATACGCGCCTTGATTCGGTTTGGGATTATTTCCTTTGTGATGGACAGGGGTTGTTTTACATCCGTCCTACGCAAAATAATTACCGTCTTTACTTTTTCCGTAAACACGAATACAGAAGTTTCTACAATATTGACGGTGAGCTAGACGAAGTCGTCATCATTTATAGCTATAAGGTTCGTCAAGGCCTTGGCTTCCAGCAGGACATTGAAGTCAGTAACCTTAGTGGTCCGGCTGGCATGGGGCGGGGCGGCGTCAAGCGTTACATCCGTCTGTCGATTAAACGTAAAACAATCGAAGAAACGCATTCTGAAGGCGAGATTTCTTTCGACACCAACTACCAATCTGTCCCTGGCCGCACAAAAACATTTAAAAATACTCTTGGTTTTATTCCCTGCGTTGAAATCTTTAACAACGCTAAGGGCTTCTCGACAGAGGGTGTTGGTGAATTCGATGCGTTAGCCAATCACATCTGTACGCATGACGAAATGGTTCGCACCATGCGTAAGAACGTTCAGTTCTTTGGTAACCCAACACTGCTTTCGTCTCGTCCCAAGACAGACCTAATGGAGTCCGGTGGCGAAACCGTTGTCCAGCGTCCGTCTATTGCAGCTAACTCTGGTTTCATGGGCGGTGGTGCCCTGAGTCAGTCACGCTTCAAAGCAGATCCCGTCTATCGCGGTGTTGATGGTCAGCTCCGCGTTCCACGCATCATTGCCAACCTGGAGCCAAACGACCGAGTTGGTTATATCGTCCCTGACGCCATCACTGGTGACCAAAATTCTTTTGCACGCCAGTATCGAGAGGAAATCCGTACCGCCCTTGGTGGCGTTGATGAACTCTCAATTTCTGCAGGTGTTACTGCAACTGAATACAAATCTTTGTTTGGACGTGTTTCTGCAACATCCAAGAAAAAAGCAATTTCTATTTATACCTATGGCATTTGCCGTTGCTTGGAACTGATTATTTTCCAAGAAGAACGTCTTTTCCGTGACACCCTGGCCGCTGCTGCAGGTCTTGAAAAGCCCCTGGAATTACCAGAGACAGCAACGCCTGAAGACTTTGTTGCCTACGAAGATGCCATGGGCATGTTTGAAGATCAAGTCAAGCAGTTGATGATGGCTTGTCTGCGTACCCAGCAGATTCCTCCTGGTGTTTTAGGCCTTATTCCCGATGGTGATGTCACCGTTCAGTGGCGTTGGTTGGGTCCTGTTTACGAAGATTCCACCCAAGATATTCTCAACAACTCCATTGTTGTTCGAAATCTGCAAGAATTAGGTGTTGATAGCATTGAGGCACTGAAATACCTCTTTCCGTCTAAAACGGATGAGGAACGGGCCGAGATGCTATCTGGGTTCCCGTTCAGAATGGTGAACGAATTACAGGGTGCATACTCTGCTTTCGCTCGCTTAGTGGGAGGAATGATGCAGACCCCCCACCCGCAATCACCGGATTTACCGATGGCTGCGGACCCGCGATTGGATTTGACCCCATATCTGTATCGCACTTTAGAAGCCTTACAAAAGGAGATGAGTTATGCAGGACGCTACCGTCCAATCGATCCCACAGACGAGCCAAGCACCAGTGGCCGTCGCTCCGAGCAGCTACGTGGTGGCAGCACCGCAGGCAGCTCCGGCGCAGGCTCCAGTGGCTTATCAGGTGGGTACCAGCTACCCCCAAGCGGTGCCTCAGGCGGCCCCCAGCTACCAATCAGCCCCTACTCAGTACGCCCCCCAATCCCAACCGGAGGCACCCCAGGGGAATCCTTGGGAATCGGCGTTCAACAAGGTGGTGAACCTGCTGAGCGCACCAGTCCAATCCCCGTTCCAGGGTCAACAGTATCCAGCGACGACTCAGTTTACCCCGGCCAATTACGGACAGCCCAGCAGCCAAGCTACGCAACAATCGGCTCCGCAGACCTGGTCTCCCAGCCCGGCATCCTCGCCCAGCTCTTCCCAAACTTCCTCGACTCCCTCCTTGGAGCAAATCGCGGACCTGGTGGGAATGAGCCAGGAAAGCCGTCAGGTGATGGACGCGTTCGGGATCGAAGCTCCGGCTCTGCTGAACAATTACGCTCTAAACCTGGAGCAAATGCTGGACAGCGCCGTCGCGTGGGGAAACCGCGCCGCTGACACGATCAAAGGCTACGCCGAGTTCTCTGTCAACGAGCACCAGGAGAACCTGGCTTACAACGAAATTCTGACCAACCCCGACGTGCTCAGCGATTACACGCTGAAATTCTTCGGTCCTGAAGGTCCCTATCCCGTGTACGAAAACGAAGCTCAACTGGAGACTCGCGGCTATCCTACCCAAGCCGTGGCTCAGCCCCAACTGGGTCAGCTGCCCGCTCCCCCGGCTGCCGCTGCTCCCCAGGCCCCCGAGAATTTCTGGGGCAATTTCAGTGAGATGATGGCTCGTGATCCCCAGAATGCCTGGCGTGTTCTGAATCAAGCCCAGCCTCAGACCGTTGCAAACAAACTGTTTGTAATGGAGTGATTTTTTTCAGCCAGTAGTCTTAATAGATTACTGGCTGTTAAAATTTTTACAGATGAGGCAACAGCCAAGTCTTTCACCCGATAAAACCTAATTTCGGAGGATAAACAAAGGTGTTTATTGATAGCTAGTTCAGATCCTGGTAGGTTTGCCCCTTCAAGATTTGGTAAATAGCTACGTGATTGCAGTTAAACTTTTCAGCAATTTTTCGATAAGAAAGACCAGCTGCTTTTAAAGTTTTAATTTGAATCACGTCATCCGAAGAAAACTTTCTCAATGAATTCTTCGGCTTTCCTTTACTGGCAAAACCATTGTTCTTATAACAACCCGTTTTCCAGGCCCTTGTTAAATTTTCTTGTTTGGTAACGATCTCAAGATTTTCAACTCGATTATTTCTCTTGTTGTTATCAATGTGATCGACTTGTAGGGAAAGATTATTCGTTCCATGAGAACGTAAATCCAACTCTAAAAAAGCAACTGCCATCAAGACGTGAAGATGAAAACGTTCTCTTTTTCCATCTACAAGGACTGAAATACGGTCGTAAGAACTGGTAGAACGAATGGGAAGCTCCACAAAATATTCTTGGTTTTTTTGATCAAGTTGTTTTTCAAAAGCTTTTCCTTCCTCAGTTAAGTAAAGATTTCCAAATCCAGGTACAAGTTTTGGATTCATTTTGTTTATAAACAAGTTTCCACGACTGTAGCATTCCTCAACTGAACGCTCAACGTTGTCACCTCATCAAGCAATTGGTGAGTGCAAACCGGATGAATTCAGGGAAGCCCTAACGTAAAGACGAGGGTAATCCTGAGCCAAGCCAATCAAGCGTGATTGGAAGGTGCAGAGACTACTGGGGGTAACACGTTCTTGTTACGTAATACCAGATTTAGCGTCCGGCATCCCACAGGGATGAAGAGATAGTCCACCCCTCTAAGAAACTAGAGACCAGGAGAACGACTTTCCAAAGATTTTGGGTGCGGAACTCTACCGTCCCCACCCTGCTTACATCGCTGAAATGGCGGTTGAGCCCGTGGTTGTCCACGACTTCACCCGCCAGCCCGGTCAAACCGTTCAGCTGGATCGCTACAAGTTCTGGGGTACCCCTGGTACTAAGGACAGCCGCGAGCGTATTGCTGACCAGACCATCGGTACTGCCAACAGCCGCAACATCACCAAGGAGAAGGTGCTTGTTGTGCTGAAGGAATACACCGGTCCTGCGGACCCGGGCGATCCGACCCAGCCCAGCACCTTCAAGATTGCTCGTGAAACCCTGGTTACCGCCCAGCGCCTGCTGCTGGACACCGGCAACCTGAACATGTTCCACCAGAGCATCGGTTCGCTGACCTTGCTCGACGACTATCGCCGTTGGCGCGACCGCGTCTTTATTGACGAACTCTCTAAAGCTGAAGCCAATGGTGCCGCTTCCTCCACCCAGGGCGGTTACTATTTCGCTGGTGGTAAGACCAAAGACTCTTCTGGTCGCGTGTCCTACACCGGCACCGAGTATGGCAATGAAGTGCAGCAGTTCCAGGTGCGCACCGACCTGCTGACCGTGGTTAAGGACCTGCGTAAGCGCAACGTCCCCACCTTCGCTGATGGTCTGTATCGCTGCATCTGCGATCCCACCTTCATGATGCACCTGCGTCGTGATCCTGACTTCCGTGAGATCGCCCGTTACAGCGGCAACCCTGGCCAAGGCATGTACATGGGCAACCCCATGATGCCTAACAACGCCAGCTTCTACATGGGTCCCCAAGCTGGTCAGGCTTACTTCCTGGCTGGTGAACCCGTGATGCCTACCGGCGTTCAGTTTGAAGGCGTTAAGTTCTACGAGTCGACCAACTTCCCGATCAAGAACGTGAACGCCTCCTTCGATGGTGGCTCCACCTACGCTTCTAAGGAAGTTGCCCAAGGCTACTTCTTCGGCCCTCAGGCTATCGGCGTTGGCATCGGCGGCCCGAACGCTCAGGTGCTCATCAACAACAACGACGACTTCAGCCGCTTCATCATCCTGATTTGGCAACTGTACGCTGGCTTCGAAATCCTGAACAAGGACTTCGTGACCACCGCTTACAGCTTCGTTCAGGACGACGGCACTGTCTGATAACTATAAAAGTTAACCCTTAAGGAAAAGATAAATGACCTATTTGTCTGCTAAAAAAATCTACCCGGGCAACTGGGCAGAGCCTCTGAACGGCTGGTACAAGAACGTTGACACCAACGATGACGGTATCAACAACGCCTCCAAGGGCGGCCCCACTTCGGTGCTGGCCGTCCCCGGCTACCGCTATTTCCAGCAGCGTGGCTATGTCCCCGTGACCGCCACCTCTGGTGGCGGCGCAATCGGCACCGGCAACGTGATCGTTCCTTCGCCTTACCGCCAGGACGACACCCGCCCCGACATCACCGGCATGGTGATCTCTGGTAGTGCCACCCTGCCTGCTTATGTGTATCGCGCTACCGTATCCGTGGCTTCTGGCTGGGGCGACGGTCGTGTGGCTTCCGGTGTGTATGCCGCTACCGGTAACGTGATCAGCTTCTGCCGCGATTCCAGCGGTCCTGTGGCTTCCACAGGCGTTGGTGAATCTGTGGCTCAGGCCAACCTGGCTTCTACCACCTCCGGCTCCCAGCCCGGCGAAGTCTTCTTCGCTGGTGGCTCGGCTGCTTATAGCACCAACGCTTTCCTCACTGCTACCGGTGCTGCTGGCGTTTCTGGTTCCGTGGTGAACTATGAGGTGACTGCCGCTACCACCTTCAAGGTGTTCGCCCGTGGCACCACCACTGGCCTGACCACTTCCGGTGGTTTCTACATCTCCAGTGGTGATGCATCTGCCAGTCGCACTGGTTACCTCGTGGTTGAAGTGTGCTACGTCCAGCCGGACGAAGCTCCTGGCTACGAAGATATCGACGGTTACCTGACCGGTCGCACAGTTAGCTGATTAGGGTAAACTAGGACCAGAATATTCTTCTGGTCCTTATGCTCTACCAGCACAGAAAGACTGGCGCTCGCGTCAAAATTGTAAGTGAATGGGATAACGGCGATTGGTTCATGGTCGAAGATCAGGACGGTCGCCTTTATACCGCTTACAAACAAGAACTTGAACCTGACGAAGCAGCAACAAAAACTGTTAAAACTCTTCAGGTAAAAGATAAAGCGGCTAAAGAAGAACCCCGGTCTTTCCCGCCCGACAATCGCCTCAACATTAATGCGGCGACCGCTCAGATGATCGCAGATCACATCAAGGGTATCGGCCTAAAAACAGCGCGTGAGATCAAAGATCTCCAGATGTCCTTGTCGGGTGAAAGATTCAACAATCTCGAACAGCTGAAGCAAATCAAACGGGTTGATTGGGATTCTGTTTTGGCGGCTGACCTAATCCGCGTCTAACACTCATCTCCTCCAAGCCCCTGGGAAACCAGGGGTTTTTAGTTTTAAAATAAAAAGAAAAAGATATGAACTCATATTTAAACCTTGGTAGACAGGGTGCAACTGGTGTTGCCACGGGGCCGCATTTTCATTTCGAATTAAAGAAGGACGGCAAGCGCATACCTCTTAATATTGCGCGTAAAGATATAGGACAATACTTAGAAGTTTTACCTCCCGGCGCAAAAAACTGGTCTTCGGTATATGGAAACGAAAAGCAAGGTTTTTCTCTGAATCCAGCTGGCACGGCCACAAGTGAAATGGGGCCGCGCAAGGCTCCTGCACCGGGCGCATCCACAGAACATGGGGGAATGGACATTGCCTTTGCCCCCGGCACACAGCTGCGTTTCCGTGGCCAAGGCAGTGTTAGTACACACGCGGGTCGTGGCGCCGCTGGAAACGTCTCTTCGTTGCGCACAGGGCCTTATGAATTGGGCGTTTTTCACTTAAGCGAACTCCCCTCTGCGGCTACCACGCGCCCTTCTGACGCAGTTGAAACTGCAGGTTTACCGACTGATTCCCGAACTGACGATATTTTAAAAGCGTTTATGTATGGCACACAACTTCAAAATAAAAAAGAAGAGGTGGCGGGTCCTTCTTTGCAAGATACGTTAAAAGGGCAAATTGTTGGTGGATTGCTTTCCCAGGCCTTAAATCCCATGGGGTTTTTAGATTCCTATCGTGGAGGTAATCCCTTCCTCTCGGGTAAAACTGCAGCTACCTCTGATTACCTGGGCGGACTTTTTGGTTGATTACTTGCTTTTATAATTAAAAGATAAGGAGAAATAGAAGTGCGGCTCTCTGACTTCGACAAAAGTAGAGTCAGGTATCACCTGGGGTATTTCACGGTTTCTGTTCCTGCGGGTGATTACGCTCGTCTAGAAGAAGCAATGAATACCGTCCCGGATTCATACTTCTATGACAAAATCACAATCCAGATCGGTCGTTGCGATACCGCTGAAAAGAAAACAGAAGTTGCAACTTCTCCTTCGACGCGGTTAGAAAGCATTGCCGGTGACGTGGATCGTACGATTCGCTCCAGCAACGCCAAGGAAGCACTGAAGGTTTGGGACGAGATTTATCTCTACGAAACAAATCGTCTTGCTGGCATTCTTTACGTTCCTAACTACAAGGATCCTTTCCAGGCTCGTTATCGTTACGAACGTTCTGGTGCTGAATTTATTCAAGCACTTCCAGGCCCCGCTGATACTGCTGTGGGCTCCCGTATTTATCTACATGAGGTTTGGCGATAACAATGGCAACGCAAAGACCTTTTAAAGCGCCCACGACATTTACTCCTCGTTTTACAGGAGAAGGAATGTTGGAGCGTTCTAGAGCGCAGACCACCCGTGATGCTCAGGCAGCAGCTGCTCGAATCAAGGGGACAGCGCAGACCCCTGGCGGTATCAATCCCCTTGCAGCGATTGGATCGTTATTTAATCCTCTTAGTGTACCCGGATCAATTCTTGCCTTAACCCAATTAGAAGGTTCGAGTCCTCCCCAGGATACTCCGCAGCGCCGCCAAGCAATGGCAAACTATGCTGTAAAAACGAATATGTGGGGCAAATATGGCGCAGAAAAAGAACCTTTCAAGGTTCCTTCCATGGAAGAGCCAGAGCCTGACACTACGGCTTTAAGCAGTGCATCCACGCCGAGCGAACGTGCTTATTTGGAAGAAAAGCGTCGTGCTACTCAGTTAGCAGAACAAGATCAACTCTCTAAAAAATATAAGGTTGCTGATTTAACAAAGGCTTATAACACTGCTGCCACTCCCGAGGAAAAAGAAAAGATCGGCCTGCAGATTTGGGCCACAACAAATCCTCGTTTAGCACAAAAGCTGAAGCCGGGTCAACTTGGCTATACAGAAGCACAAACTGCAATCCAGGCTCAAAGTCCACTAGGCGCTTTTACACAAGCAACAGGCGATATGCAGTATGCCGAGAAAATGAATTTTGGCTTGGCTTCTCCCACTGGAGCACCGGCATTCAATTTAAAGACTCCACTCAGTGGTGTTCCTGTACCTCCGGTTGATCAAGTTGGTATTTCAGAGGCATTTACCAAGGGTGCTGTTCTTGTTACCGATGCGTTTAAAGCAGGAGCATTTAAGCCCGACCTAAGCCAGACACAGCTGGCGCTATTAAAACAAGCTTTTGAGCGTGGGTTAAAATAAATAACTGGCTTCGTTTTTACGTGTAAGCCCAGCCGACTGGACACAGATCTTTGATCTACGGGGGCCAGTGTTGTTGCATTAATCCAATGATTCTTTGTCCTAATTTTGTTAAACGACTTGCGGCTACTGTAAGCCTGGTTGCCTCTGTACAAACCGTGTTTACCCCTGGCCTCAAAGCGGAATCAAATTGGGTAGGAGAATAAGGAGAAAATCACGATGTCTGGTGAACGCCAAATTCTTGAACAATGGGCAAAGCGTAATCCCGGTCTTTATGAGGGACTAAAGCAGGCCGTTGCTGGCGCCGAAGGAACAATCCTTGGCGGAAAACCGGGATATAACGTCATGTTTGGCGGCGGTAGGTTCAAAGATTTTTCTCGTCACCCGGACAGAGTTATTCGCTCAGGTGGATACGCAAGTGCCGCAGCCGGCGCGTATCAATTCATGCCTGGAACTTGGCAGGGAGCACAACAAAGCCTTGGCCTTTCGGACTTCGGTCCGCAGTCCCAGGACTTGGCAATGCTTAAGCTTGCAAGAGATCGCCTCAAGCCCATTGGCGGCCTGTCGGCAATCACCAAGGCCAATGCATTAACGCCTGAGATCCAAGCTGCACTGGCGCCCGAATGGGCTTCGTTCCCTACGCAGAGTGGCAGCAGCTATTACGGACAACCAGTCAAGAAAGCAGAAGAAATTCAACGCTTTTTTGAACAAGGTCGTCAGCGTGGTTCTCAAGTTACTGCTACGTCACCGGCGGCTCCTCAGCGTTCTGTAGAAGATATCTTGTCTTCTGTTTTGACAGGCGCTCAGAAACCTGGTCTTGAAGAAACAAATAAGAAAGCAACGTCTCTTGTAGACACAATCAAGGGATCTCTTATCCAATCCTTGGTTGCGCCTCTTATTAATCCCCTGGGCATGCTCTAATGGCGCGTTTTTCTGAATACTTAGACGCAAATTATCTCCCCGGGGAAGTTTATTCAGCGGGGCTTAGCGAATATCGCGACCGTCCCCAAGAGGTTGCTGATTATTTGGCACAGAAGAGATTTAAATTTAGCCCTGACGCAGAAGACGGCACTTACTTTCAAACCTTCTTGGCTCTGCAAAATAATCCAGAAGCCTTATTTGAGAGCAAGATGCGTCTTCCAAAGAATTTCCAAACGTTTATGGCGTTATCTGGTCGCGGAACCTAACGCTATAATTAACAAAAAAGCGGTGTAAAAACGTGTCGAGTACTGCAACGAATAAGCAGCCTCTGCTTGTAGACAGGCCTTTGTTTGACTCTGTGCGTGTCACAACGCAGACAGTTGGCAGCGCGGCCTCCAACACATTGTTTGTGCAGGGTGGTCAAGCGCCTTCCGTGCTCGTCGACATGGATGCATCGTTGAGCGAAGATAATAACAACGGTGGTGTTGTGGATTCCATCACGATTGTTCGTAATGATTTCCATCGCCCCGCCGATTACACCGTTAATGCTGCAACGTCTGGCACCGTTATCTCTCTGATTAGCGGTCAGATTGTCTACGTGGCTTCCACTACTGTTGTTGGCACCGCCCCTGCAAGTGGCGTGGGTTACTACACCTATACCGGTGCAGCCACACTGACAGGCGTCAACACTGCCCTGCTTTACTCCGGCGGCACTGCAACAGGCTTTACTTATAACGGTGTTAACTACGGTTACAAGCCCTCTGTAACTTTTGCTTTCTACCATACGCGTGGCACCACGACTCCCATTCCGGCTTCTGGTGACTACAAGCTGTTGTTTGCTAAGACGGTTCCTGCTGATAGCGGTGTGGTTGACTGCTCGGATGTGATGCCTCAGCTAGCAACGCCCATCGTTCAAGCAGGCAACACCAACGGTCTTGGCGCCACAGCTCCTCTGCGTAATAAGGGTGTTTACCTGGAGCGTGGCGACCGCATTTACGTTGGCGTGTTCCCCGACGGCCCCAATGTTTCCGGGTATATTCCTGGCGCTCACGTGATTGCAGAAGGCGGCTTCTTCTGATCATGGCGAAAAAGAGTGGTAATTCCTTTGGCGAGTTCGCCAGGACCACGATTTTCGAACCTAAAAACGTACAACCAATCAGGACAGAATTCTCTAAAGGATCTGTTCCTGATTCGATCTATTCGTCTAACCGGGAGTCTGCTTGGTCGCGCTGGCGGCGCGGCTTTGAAATTTACTGCAATACAAGCGTCAACAAGAACTACAGCTATCCATTTGATTATTTCATTCCCCTCCCTCCAGGGACCGTAATCCCCCCTGGGGCGAATCCCCCCAAAATCCCAGGAATCTTTCAGGGTTTTCCGACAAACAATAAGGACATGTGCATGCACTGGGCCGGAGTGCGTGTTGCTGGAAGTCTGCGGTTTGATAATGTGCGCGATAAGGATGGCGATCCGTCTCCAATCTTGTCTGTCACTGAAGATGAAGACTATTGGTACGTGACCATAAGTGGAGATTGGAGCCCTGCCACTCCATTGCCTGCTCCTTTGTTTATTCCACCCGTTGGACCAATCCCCAAGCAGTATCCAATCAACGGTGAGATTCTTGAGGATCGCATTGTTTCAGTCGGCGGGACGCCCATTACAAAAGACACAATTGATCCAACAACACAAAAGCGATACGGCTATGTACAAGCCGTTTTGGTATCAACGAACGAGGCCACAGGTGTCTTAAAACTACAAAAGCAAGGCTCCGTGGAAGCCACGCCTGACGGTGTATTCCGTACTCCGGCCACCCGCCCACCTTCCGTGGGCCGTTACTTGATGACAGGTACGCGTTATTGCTGTTCCTGCCAGGATTTTACGCGTCGTGATTACGCATACATGATGGAGTTGGGAAGCAACAATAAAAAAGTATTCCCACGAACTAACGTTTCTGTTATCAAACCTGGTCGATATGAAGTTATGACGCTCCGTGGCGTGGTCGACAATAGTGCAATGACCAGTGCAACGGTTAATCGAAATATGCGCGTGGTTTCACCATCGCCTGAATACAACGTTCCTCCGACAGTCACTCCAAATACATCAACTGATCCACGAGCACTTAGGGATAATCCTGGCGTGTTTCGAGATTTTGGTAAGACATTCCTGCGCAACACACCGCTCCCTTCCCTGGAAGGTGCAAGGGCAGAAGGCATGCCGCTATATGAAGACTACGCCACATCATTAAATCCAGATGGTTCGCACACGATTACGTCCATGACAGATTTCTGGACGCCGCTTCTTGATGAGCTTCGTTACTGCAAACATATTTATGCAATGAAGTTTATGGAGAACGTCTTCCCTCCTGAGCCTTCTGACTTGCCGGTCGAAATGGGAAGCATCGTGGAATGGGAGCAAAAATTAGTGGAAGACACAATAAAAGAAAACGAAACATCAGCGTACAGATTGACCGAACGCGGATTATCAATCATGGACGTTCCTCCGTATAACTGCCAGGCGCCAATGATGATGCCGATGATGCAGAAGTTATTTAATGTGCCGTCTACATTTGTATTAATGTCTGGTTTTAGGATGTATGACAAGAACGGTGAGCAATACAATCCGTCAACAGGAGGTCGCCCGGGGGTCTAATGTCTAACTTTGGAGATATCGTCGACGGAACTTTTATTCTTTCAGAAGAACAAGTTGATATTCGGAAATACGGCTTGAGTGAAATTCAAGCCAGTGGCATTCCTACTGTTTATCACGTAGGAGATGTCATCAACTTGCCTTATGCTTCTGGAGAAATTTCCACAATGGAAGCAATTGGCCTGGCGTGGTATGCCTTTGCAAGTGGAATAACACCTTCTTAAGTGTTACAAATTCTTAATAATGTATACTTATATTAAGTCTCACGAGACTTATTAAGGCTTTTCTTTTTCCCTAGCGCCCTGGATAAGTCGACTGTTATGGTCGGGCCATCCAGTACACCTCAACCATGTCACAGCACCCGCCTGTTGATCAGCGGATTGTGGATGAGTACTTTCAGCTGATCTCAAATCGAAAAACAAAAGACGTAGCCTGGCTTTACGGAATGGTTGCAACCTTCGGTTTAAAGCCAGAGGATTTAAGTGGATTCTCCTGGGGACCAGGGGGAACAATCTATACGACCAGTCGAAAGCGTTCTGTTTCCCCATTGCATCCACAGTGGGTTGTTTTATTTGGACTAAAAGAAAAAGAGCCTTGCGTTCAGCAAGACTCTTGGCAGTCCCTTTGTTCGTCTCTGTATCGTTCAATGGCATATCAAGACATTGCCTTGAACGTCACTGATTTGATGTTGGCACATCGCCTACGCAAGGGCCATTACCAGCGCTTTAAGCAGACACTGGCAGCTCCCCGCTCTTTCGCAGCTGTTTCCTAACCGCTTCCACGTTCCAGCGGTAACCGTCACGTGAACGGGTTTCTGGGAACGCTGCGAAATGCGGACCCAACTTGAGGGTTCCGTTGTCGCGGTATTTGAAGAGGGTTTGACGGTCAATGCCGAGGAGTTCTTCGGCACGTTGAACGGGGACCCAGCCCCTGACTTTGGTCATGGCGCGAGAAGACGCGTGCTCTTATAAGGTATCCACTTGTTGCGCCTTGTCAAGACTCTTAAGATACCTTTTATCTTTTTGTTGTGGTTGGATACAAATGTGGGGAAATTAAAATTAGATAACGGCAACTAAAGAGCATGTTCAATAGTGAACAGGATCCCCTCGCCCTGCTCATTGAATTAACTCCAAAGTTAGCAAAGAAACGTTATCGACAGTCTATTTACGACGCCTGGAATTGCAAGTGTGGCTATTGCGGAGATGAAGCCACATCCCTTGATCACATCATCCCGAGGTTCCGTTCCGGCTCAAGCAACAGAAATAACCTGATTCCCGCGTGCCGTCGGTGCAATACAAACAAGGCCAGCGCCAAGATGGAAGAATGGTATCGGCAACAAGATTTCTATACAGACATACAACACAACAAAATTAAAGCCTGGATGAACCAAGAAACAGTCGATCTTTTTTCTTATACTGCATTTGAACCAAGTATTACAATTGCAGGTTAATGACTTTTGCTGAATGGATGCGGGATACAGCGCCTGATATGAAAGGCGCACAAATGGCCGCAGGCAATAATCAAGATGCTTTAAATTACTTACTCCAGATTGGCTACTGCTGTCGCATTATTGACAACGTGTACGATCAAGATCGTCGCTATGAGATACAGGACTTACTTGATGTGTTTGAACTGCTTTTTACAAGGATCCCAAGCAATCCGTTTTATCAAGAAAATATTAAAACCCTACAGCCTTTTCAGAATCTTGGCTGGTGCGCCTGGCAACAGGCAAATCGACTTTGTACTGGCACACCTACTGAACGTATTTACGCCCATGTTTACCGAGGTTTGGTCGGTGAACTGTATCCAGTAGTTGCCTTGTTAACGCAAGGATATGATGCGATGATAGAAATAAGAGAATTTACGGAAAGCTATTTCCGCGATAGTTGGCAAAAATCGCTTGATAGGTAATGGGACTTTATTACGATAGCGGTGCGCGTAAATGGGTTGTTAACCCCGAAAAAACCGATTACAACACTTATTACGCCCCGCTGCCCGAATACGAAGAATATCAAATAAAGACTCAGGATCGTTGCGCTTCACGTGATGTTTGGGGAAATTGTACTGCGGAAGATCGCTATGAAACTAAAAGACGTGATTTACCCGGAAACGCTGCAATCAATAGAGAAAAACGACAAGAAACTAAGGATAATGCTAATTTAAATGCGAAAAATCAAAGACTTAATAACGCTTATAATTTCACAGTACAAGTTGCAAATTCAACCCAGGGGGGTGATTACACTTCTCGCCGGCAGCAATTGCGTAATGCCACTGCGGACTTGGATACAGCCACTAAACAAGATATTGAAAATCAATTTAAAACATTTTATCGCACTGAAAAACTTCAAACATGGAACACTTCACTAGGAGCTAAGCCTTTATACGGTGATTTTGACCCTACGTATTACAAACAAACTTATCCACAGGTCACAGAAGGTTGGAGGAATGCCGTTGCCAACGATGATATTGACATCACGGAGCGCTATGGAGAAAATGGATATTACTTACAGCATTACACGTCACAAGGAAAACCAGCAGGCTTTCGTGGCAACGCGCCAGAAGGCACAACGGCAGCTGCGCGTTACGTGGAAGCCAAACCTACGGACAAGGATTTACAAGCGGTTCGCGATGTACAGCTTGGTGTTAACACGGCCACTCAAACTGAACGCCTGTTAAACGTTCCAGAAATTGCTGCTGCATGGGAAAAAGCAAAAACCGATGATCCTTATTGGTCGAAATTGGCAAAAGACAATTATTTAGATGTAAATAAGCCAGATGAATTTGTTACGCTTTTCCGTATTTCAGATCGACCAGAGGATAAGCAAGTCAGCCTCAATTACAACATTAACGCTGGTTACGGCATTACACAATTAGAAGATGTATTAAACGAGGCCGTGGGCGAAAAAGCAGCGGTTGATGTTAAAAAATTTGGCGCATTAGCGCAAGATGTGTTAAAAGAAACAATCAGTGAGATGCAGCAAGCTAAAGCAAAAGAAGAAATGCTTGGTTTACTGGGCGGACTTGGCGGTTTCACTGAGATTATGAATATTAATAATGAATTGAGTAACGCCATCTTGGGTGATACAGGCGTCGGCGGTCTGCTTTCTTTTACATCTGCAGGTAAAGCAGAAGAATCTTTAGAGAAAAATCTTCAAAACATCACAGGTGTACGCAACAATACAACTTATAACTGGCAACAATGGTTTGATAGTGAGTTAAAAAAACGTTACGAACAAGACCTGGAACTTGGCTACACAACAGCAGAAGCGACTGAAAATGTAAAAATTGAAAGCCAATTTGCGCGTAACTTTATTGATCAATATTTAATTCCACGCTTCAATACGGCTCGTTCAATGGATGAATTTGTTGAATATATTGATATTCGGCAAGAAGAACAAAACCCCTTCCAGACTCAGGACATGCTTAATGCTGTCAGCCTGGTTGCTGATTTACGTGCCAAACAGTATTTGGATCAAATTAAAAGCACTAATCCGCGTTATTTTAACTCTAGTTTTTATTTCAATCCGTCAGGAGACAAAGCTCGTGAATCACAGTACGCCGACCAGGCGCGTGTTGTTGCGCAAGATTGGGAAGCAGCGAAAAAAGGCGATCCGTATTGGGCGCAGCAAGCCTATCGCTTTGGCATTGACTTAAACGATAAAGATGCTTTTGCACGCATCCATTTTCAAGTAAAAGGTCAGGGTCGTGGTTATGACGGTGCTGATGATATTTTAAATGCCGGCAAAGTTCGAGATCAAATTTATAACAACATATTACCTGCGCTCAAAGAAGAAGCACTACGCCAAGGTTCTGTCTTCGGTCAGTTTGTAACACCAGAGGAATTTGCCGACGAAATGCTCCGTGGTTTGGATCCCGATGATAAATCAACGTGGCAAGAAGTACTGCAAAGGTATGGCTTGACTGACTTCAAGGGAACAGTAGACGAATTAAAACAGTATGTGGTTGAAACATTGCGCACAGGTTCGGCCCAGGATATTCGTGAGCAAATTAAATATTTAAATGAAAAACGTCAACGCCCAACACAGCAAGTTCTCGGCCTTACCTACATTGAGCGGCCAGAGGATTATAAAGATGAAATGGCAACGCCACAAACTGAACTGTATAAAACGTTCCAGTCCGCTGGTTACCAGGGTACAGAAGATGAGTTTTACAATAACTTCTTTCCAGATTTAGACAGGTCTGAACAAACAATCCTCACCAAGGCTGGCAGCGACAAGGCACTGCAGTCATACGGCCTTGACCTGAGTGACCCCTTCGCCTCTCTTGGCACAATCGAAAGTTTCTTTGATGAGGGAACAACGGGAGGTAAAGAGGAAGGTGGCGATACGTCAGCAAGTTTCTTCAGATTAGGATTGGATGATGAAGACGAAGAAACTGATTACAAATCCAAGACAGGCACACAAATTTTGGGTGAGTTCACTTCAATGTTTAAAGGACTCTAATGGCTGAAAAACATAAAAAAGCAGCGGCTGCAGCCAAGATTGCTAAGGACAAAATGGCGTGTAACAAGCCTCGCCGTACACCTGGGCATCCCACCAAGTCCCATGTTGTCAAAGCCTGCAAGGGAGGAGAGGAAAAGATTATTCGGTTCGGCCAACAGGGCGTTGAGGGCGCTGGGAAAAATCCGACCAGTGCCAAAGAAAAAGCAAGGAAAAAGTCATATTACGCAAGACATAACGCCCAAGATTCGAACCCAGACATCATGTCTGCCAGGTACTGGTCCCACAAAGTAAAGTGGTAGCGCCAACTCACTCCTGTCATGGCAAAACCCAAATCATCTTCATCCGTCAAACTTGAGTCCAAGCCCAAGAAAACGCGTCAAGGCCAGGGTCAACACAGCCTTCCTAATCACGGACGCAAAAAAATGCGCGGGCAAGGTAAATAAAATTTTGTGTATGATTGGGGGTAATAATAGTTACCCCCATGTCCGATTTTTCGCATGCGATTAACTTAATCCGCAAATACGAAGGTTTCAGCGAAAAGGCGTACCCAGACTTAACCACTGGTGGTGAACCTTACACCATTGGTTACGGCACCCAGTATTACCCGGACGGCTCCCCTGTTAAACAAGGGCAGTGTTGCAGCAAAGAAAAAGCCTTGCAACACTTGTTCTACGAAGTGCAAATCATTGACAGTCAGCTGACTAAGCTCAATCTTGGTCTTGATCCCTGCATGCGGCAGGCATTGATTTCATTCATCCACTCAATTGGATGGCAGCCCTTCCTGTACAGCTCCGTAATTGACGCCATTGAAGCAGAGGACTTCTGCATGGCGACACAGGAAATGTCCAGTTGGATCTTTGATGCCGAACACAAAGTTATCGGCGGTCTCCTGGATCGGCGTAGGGAAGAAGTCGACTTGTTCCTTCAGGAAGTAGATGCAAATCCCTGGGCATCCACACAAATTTTACTGGCCGCATTTAGGAATTACAGCGCTGCTCCGCATGAAGTACGGGCAATCCGCGAACTGGAAGAAAACGTCAGCCCGTATGTTCTGTCTAAGTTTGCCAACGATTTCCAGATCACAGATCGTCCATGGGATGAATTCAACCAAGAAGAGCTGGACGCCATATTTACCACCTAGGCTTAGAATAATTAGAACAAGACCTGCAAAGTGGAATGGAGCGTTCAGTCGAACCCCGTGAATTTCAACTTCCACTGGAACTGCAGTTTTCCATGCGGAAAGCAGAACTTACAGCCCAGGAGATGACCTGGGATGAGTTATACGCTGCTTTACTGAACCTGTACCACCAACGGCTCATGGAGTGGCACGCCGTAAAAGCCATCCTGGCCGATGAAAATATTGAGTTAGATTGGGATCTTCCCACTGATTTAGAACTGTGTGAACTCGCCGCCGCCTGCTTGATGGACGACGACGAGGACAGCGAAGAAGACGAGTACCAGCCCTTCTAAACTTCGCCCATTTCAATAAGACGATCCAGGTACCACCGTGCCTTCTTCAGTGATTCTGTCCCGCCTTTATGGCGCTCACGCCAAATATACTTCATGCAATTTCCCTTGCAGTAACCACGGAATTCTTCGATGGTTAAAGCCGCCTCAATGGCTTCGATGCATTCGATGCCCCCATCGGTGTAATGGGAAGGATGATTAACCACATCCTCCCTAACCTCAGGCCTTTCTTCTTTTACAAGCCAAGGGACGGGGCAAACTCCCCCTGGGCAATCAGAAATCTCTTCGTCTTCTACCGGCGCAAACCACGCCTTTTCAAGGACTCCTCCTTCATTTCCTCCGTTGGACCTTCCAGTTCCAGTACCAGAGACCGGGGCTTCGGTGCTGCTCCCATCCCCAGACCCTGCTCCATCGAAGGAATGTAACCGGTCACTCCGGGACGATCCATTCCCTCGATGTTGAGCGGATTCCGTTCCAGTCCCTGCTCGCATGCCGTCAGTCCACGATTGTACATATCGTACAACGGAACATCATTCTCTTGGTTATCGATGGGTGCACCGAAGTCTTGGTCTTGATCCAGGCACCGACACTTCACCTCATCTTCGACAAACGCATCCAAGAACGCGGCGGCTTGGTTATGCATGATATCTAAGGCTTGATTTATTCCTTTTACAATAATACTATGGCAAATTTCTTTGATCCCACCTACGATCCCAGGCACGACTCTGGATCCTCAGGTGTTGAAGTATCTGATCTACATCCTGAAAAGATTTATGACACAGATTTGCGTCGTTTAGAAGACGATGAGCAGTCTGTAATTGAACCCACGAATGACAAACAAGAGCGTGTTGCCAAATTCATGCGGGCCGCAAAGACCGCTGGGGCATACCGTCAACGAGCTGGGATTGCTGAGCCGACAATCCGTGGAAAAACTCCACGTAATCCAGCGTTTATCGATGGTACTGAACTTCCCAGCCTTGGGGACACTATTGGTACCGCCGGTAGTACCAACTACGCCAATAAACCTCAGCCACGCCTCGGCAAATCTTTTGCCTGATCACACCTGAGACAACACAACCTCGGGGGGTTGATCTTGGTACTTACCCTTGCGATCTTGGTAGCTCACTTCACAGGGAGCCCCGCGATAAAACAAGAGCTGGGTGATGCCTTCATTTGCGTAGATCCGGTTAAAAAGCCCGGTGCAGTTACTGATCTCCAGCGTGAGATAACCTTCCCAGCCACTTTCAGCTGGAGTGATATTCACAAGGATTCCCGAACGAGCGTACGTCGACTTACCAACCGCAACAACAGTTACGTCACGGGGAAGCTTCAGACGTTCTTGTGCTACGCCTAAGCAGTAACCATAGGGAGGCAAAAGAAAATACTGGCCCTTTTCGTCTTCCAATAATTCAGCAGGCTTGAGAATGTCCGGATCAAAGTCCTTGGGATCACAGTCGCCAGCCTGAACTTTTCCAAAAATCAAACATTGACTGGGCGAAAGTCGGATGTCGTATCCATAGGAGCTAAGCCCATAGCTCAAAAGGCGCCTGCCATCTTCTTCGCTAACGACACGATCCACAAACGGCGAGATCATGTCATCTTCTTTTGCCAGGGTCTTAATTTGCCAATCCGCAAGAACCGTCATGGTCGCCTTCAATCGTTTTTCAGTATACAAAATTAGTAGAGAATGCGGCCCTTTTCTGAATAAATATCAAGAAAACGCTCGGTTGCTTCCGTGGCTGATTCCATCGGTGGCAAATAGACCAAAAACGATGTGCAGGTCTTATGTCTGCTAACGCCATTGCTCGTATTTTTGAGCAGCGTTGGGGCCGTACGGAGAATGCAGACAGGAAAATCGAACAGCTTTTGTTCGTACCGGATCATGTCCGGGCAATTCGTAAAGTAAAGGCCTTGTTTGATCTCACGAGCCATCCACGATCTATATAATTTTCGAAACCAGACGGCATGGGAAGAGGTCAATGTAGGTGACGTTGAGCGCGTCATCTTCCACCGTTGGTTCTTCCGTTCCCAAAAGTAGGTACCACTGGGCGGAAACAAGTAGACACTACCGAACCACTGCTGGCAATTCAACCCATCATCCGATGGAGTGAAATATTCCTTTGCTTCGACGTACTGATTAGCCACCTTGGAGCTGGCAACGTCCAGATCGATGCCCTCCAGGAGTGCGTGCGCCGATGCGACCAAGTCCTGGTTGGTGATCAGCTCACGGTCTTCCGCGTGAGACTTAATATTTTGAATCGGCATCAGCTCTCAGCAGCTGCGTTGTAGTCCACTTCGCAGTAACGAAGGCCAGTCTTGTCATTGATGAGGTATCCTGCCTTTTCTTGTGGGTCAATCTTCTGCGCTGCCTGCAAGATTCGCCGGAATGTCTCCGCCATGTCTCCATCGTTGTCCCGTTCGCACTCCTCTTGTGCGGCGTGGAGTTCCTTGAGGGTCAGGAAGAACATGGACCGCGATAAATTCTCGGGCTGGAACACCATGACGCCTGGGCCCTCGGCATCCCACATCTTGGAGTAGTGCTCACCCATGTCACCAAGAATTAACTTGATTGTTGCATCAAGCATTTTGGCTTTTGTCTCATCCATCTCAGGGCCAATGACGGATGCGATCAGTTTTTCCCTGCGATTCATGCGTCTAACAAACCCTGCCGGGCCAATGATTCAATCAGTTTATCGGTCGGCTGGTATAAAACGACCATTTTTCCAAGTACGCCACGTTTTTTTATCAGTTTTCCTTCTGCATCGCGTACTTTATCCAACTCACCAGACCTGATAAGATATTCGGCCACACAACGGAGACGACGCTTGAGGGGCAATTCAGCCTGGGGGAATTTGCCACAGATTGTGTCGGGCCTCATGTCACGGAACGCCAGCCGCAAGCGATTCGCTAGCGTCATATTGGAATTGGCGTCCTCTTCTTCATAGTTTTTTAAGTTTTCGAGGTATCGACGCAGGCATCCGTCGTCGAAAGAGCCCTCGGGAGGCAAGAACATCTCCAGTTGCCGGAACAATGATTCCGGTAGGGACTCCTCGCAGTTCTCTACGGTAACTGCGGAAAGATCAACGTCTCGAAAACGGTGTGCCATTATTCCAACGCATCAAACGTCGTTGATTTATAAAGCCGGTTGATTTGCTTGCGGTGATCGTCTACCAAGGTCTCTCGGTTTTTGGCGAATGATTGCACCAGCGAGTTCCAAGGGATGCGGATGACTGCCTTCTTGGAAGGGTTGGGACATGCATTGATGTAATGGATGCCTTCTACCCAGCCCTTATCAGGGGTTTTTCTCCCCATGGCAATCCAATTCCTCAGGGTCTGGTCAGAAACATTCAGACGCCTGGCACATTCTTCTGTCGAGATGTATTCGTCGGCAAAGGCCTGGGGGTTCAGCGACGTTGTTTCACCGTTTTCGTAACGGCTATGCCACATGCTCGCCAGGATATTGCGAATACCCTTCAGTTCATGTGCAATGTCTTCTAAACCTTTCCTTAGACCGTATGCCATAACGACAAATGTTTTGATCAGATGCTAACGTGTGGGAAAACAGTTTGCCCAAATGGAAGATCAGATTCCCCCCAGCCAGCTGCCTTCTCTTCCACAGATTTCTCTCGAACAGCTAGAAGAAATGAAGGCCCGTGCCAAGGAGCTGGCAATTCAACAAACCATGGCACAACAACAAATTGCTCAACAACCTCCGCAAGTTGTCTATGTTCGTCGCAACTTGACGGTTGCCGAACTTTTACTGGTGTTTCTGCTGTCCTGCGGTTTGGTAACCGGTGTACAAGCAGCCTGGAACTTTGCGACCAACGTGCTACCCCGCCTTGAAATCAAGGTTAAGTAGTGTATTGGACTTACGGAACTATAATTGATCCAAGGGCATTTATGTGAATAGGTAGTGGCTAATCGCAGAATAAGCGAATTACAAGAGATTGCCGGCATTGACCTAGCCGAGGCCGACCTATTCACAGTCGTGAAGGTTGCCGAAGTTGACCCGGCAATCAAGAATAAAAAATTAACAATATCTGGCACCAAGGCATACCTAAATATTTTCTACCTGCCGCGCACTGGCGGTACTGTTAGCGGCAACGTCACCGTTGGTGGAGACTTAACGGTTTCCGGTACAACGACAACGTCTGGCCTGGCGGTTTCCAATACGGCAACCATCAGTTCGCTCACCGTACAAAATAATGCAACTGTCAGCGGCACCCTCAGTGGTACAACGCTGACTGGTACAAACGTCAACGCAACGAATGTCAACGCGGTCAACTTGACTGCAGACACTTTTACCATTGCGTCGCTGACGGGTGTTTCTGGTACCTTCACGTCGCGTGTATCCGGTGCCACAGTCACAGGCGATACCGGCGCATTTACTAATTTATTTGCAATTACAGGCACTGTTACCAACTTCTTGTCGGTTGGCGAAGTCACTGGTGTCACTAGCCGCTTCACAAATATCACCGGTGCAACAGGCGTCTTTACGTCTTCCTTATCCGGCGCGAGTGTCACTGGTACAACCGCAAGTTTTACAACAGGTGTTTTTCAGACTCTGGTTACATCTGGTCAGACGATTGGCGGCAACTTAACGGTTTCTGGAACATTTAGGGCGCTTGGATCTGGCTTCTTTAGCTCCGGTGTTCAAGTCACTGGAACCCTCAGTGGTACGACAGTAACCGGCACGACGGCTCAGTTCACCAATATCACCGGCGTTAATGTCATTGGTACCACACTAGTTTCTGGTGTAACAGTCAGTGGCGGTTTCGGTAAGTTTGATAGCGTCACTGGTAATACAATCATTGGCCTCACCACAATCTCTGGTGGGACAATCACCGGCAATACCGGAAACTTTACCGACATCAATGCAATTACGGCGACGTTCACAACAGGAATCGTTCGCCAACAAATCACTGTTACAGGCAGTGCCAATATCAACGGGAACCTAGTCGTTGGTGGCTCTGGCCTCTTTAGTTCTGGTATTAGTGCCACTGGAACGATCAGTGGTCAGACCTTTACTGGTGGATTGGCTCAATTCACCACAATCACAGGCGGCACCGCCGGCTTCACAACGGTAACCGGCCAGACAGTTACAGGTAATGCCGCTCAATTCAACACAATCACCGGCAATGCCGGCTCATTCACCGTAGTCACCGGTACGACAATTACCGGAAACCTCGGTTTATTTACTACGTTGACCGGTGTCAACCTTGTTGGCAGTACTTCAGTTTTTGGTGCCACTGTTACCGGTAACGTTGGTCAATTTACTGCACTAACTGGGAATACCGCTGGCTTTACAACAGTCACAGGTGCAACTGTCACCGGCACAACCGCTAATTTTGTCACGGTTTCTGGTAATACGGTCACTGGTAATACCGGGTTATTCACAAATCTCACTGGTGTTACTGTCGTCGGTACCACCACTGTTTCTGGCGCAACAATTACCGGTAATGTTATTCGTGCTACAACCATTACAGGCGTCAGTGGCGTCTTCACCAGCTCTGTGTCGGGTGCCACGGTGACAGGGGTCAGTGGTTTGTTCTCCTCTGCGTTAAGAATTAGTGGGTCCAATGTGGCAACTGAAAGCTACGCAGATAACACGGCAATTGTGTTTGCTATTGCACTTGGTTAAACACCTTATAATTAAGAAAACTGTGACTGGTATCCGCAAATAAATGGCACGTTTTGTTTCGGTAGTTAGGCAAAATATCGCCAGCGGATCTACCTCTCCGACTGCGATTATTTCCGGTACGTCCAACGCCAGTGGTGTTCCCGCCGGTACTTACGGCGTGATCCTCAGTATTCTGGCATCTAATACAACGCCCAATTCTCAGAACGTCACCGTTCAATTGATTAAGTCCGGTGGTACAACCACTGGTTCCCTCATTACTTCTGGCACTGTCCCGAACCAGTCTTCCCTTGAGTTCATGACTGGAAACAAGGTGATTGTTCAGTCGGAAGACGTTGTCCGTGCTTATGCAGGAACTGGCAGCTCCGTGGATGTTGTCGTTTCTTACATGTTGAACCCGCAAGATAACACGATCTAATCATGCCGTACCTTGGTAACGTCCCCTCATCTTTTAATGTTGGCACCAACAACATTGATAATGATGCAATTACAACCGAAAAAATTGCAGCGGGTGCTGTTGTCAATGCCGACGTAAACGCTGCGGCAGCTATTGCAGGTACAAAGATCAGCCCTGATTTTGGCAGTCAAAATATCCTTACAACTGGTACCAGTACAGCAGCAAGCTTTAGTCCCAGTAGTTCAAGCGTTCCCACAAACGGCTTTTATTTACCATCCGCAAACAACTTAGCCATCTCAACTAATGGCACTGGGCGGTTGTTTGTTGATTCTGCCGGAAACGTGGGCTTGGGAACTGGGAGTCCTATAGCCCCACTGCATGTGGTCGGCAACGTAAGAGCCAACCAATTTATCCCTTTAACAGACTCTGCAGCGGCTCCAGGGCTTTGCGTGGCGGTTGAAACTGACACCGGGTTTTTCCGGCCAGCCGGCGACACAATTGCAATTGCTACTGGCGGCAGTGAAATTGCTCGTTTTACCTCGGCAGGCCGTTTAGGTCTGGGGACTAGCAGCCCCATCGCATTGCTTGACGTGCGAGGCAATGTTTACCTCGCTGGCAACGGAACATCGCGACAGACTATTGCGGCAGTCACCACAGGAGGCAGCTTTGAGACTGGCGTTGAAGCTTCAACGGGTGGTGCAGTATTCACAGGCTCCTCTGCTTACGCAGGTGTCATTGGAACGCAAAACGCCACATCGCTTCAATTCGGGAGCAATGGAGCAATTAGAGCAACACTTGACTCCTCAGGGCGACTAGGGATTGGCACTACTAGCCCAGGGACATCGCTAGACGTAAATGGCAAACTGCGACTAAGTTCAACTGAGGACAGTCAACTGGAATGGGTCACAGGCGCGCAGACATGGCGCAGCAATGTCGTGAGTGGAGGGAAGTGGTATCTATACGATGTCACTAACGCTAAGTTCCCGCTTGATGTTTCTGCAAATTCTACGTGCAAGCTCGACATAAACACGTCGCACGTTGCGTTTACGACCAACGCCTCCGAACGCGCCCGCATCGACAGCTCGGGACGCTTGTTAGTTGGCACGTCTACTGCGCGTACTAACTTTAATGGAAATGTAACTACACTTCAGATTGAATCGACCAACTCATTTTCCTCTGGATTATCAGTAGTATCCAATCGCAGTAGCGCCGATGCAAATTGGCCGGCTCACATTCGTCTTGGGAGATCTGGGGCAACAACTTTAGGGTCAAATACTGTCGTAGCAAGTGGCAATAGCCTAGGGTCGATTAACTTTTCCGGTGCTGATGGCACAAACTTTATAGATGCGGCAGCGATATTTGCTCAAGTAGACGGCACACCCGGCGCAAATGATATGCCTGGGCGGCTGGTATTTAGTACCACCGCAGATGGAGCGAGCGGTCCTACTGAACGAATGCGCCTGGACTCCAGTGGCCGCTTAGGTCTGGGGACTAGTGCGCCTGCTGGCAAGGCAATGATTCTTGGCAGTGATACCACTAGTTTTGGAACTATTACCAATGGAGCATTGAACCTTGGTACGACTAATGGCACGACAAACGGACGATA